TGTACATGTAGATGTACAAATGACATTAACTCTCCGCCTTTCTAAATTACCAGCTTACATCTTGAGATGTAGACTCTGGCTCCTCGGTTCCGCCTTCTCCGTTGAAGAAAGCTTCTTGATCTGCATACTTCATATCACGAACTGCAGTCTCTTCCAATTTGTACAGTTCCAGGGACGAACCGTCAAATGGAGTCTCATCTTTTGCAAGTGGAATTATAGTGTAACTAGTATCTGTTTTTGTACCAGTTCTCTTAATTCTCCACATTAGATTTGTAATTGAGCCCATTTCTCCAGCATACTCAATTAGTGTAGGGGTTACTGTTTTACCACTTGACCCCTGAGAAAGAATTGCAACATAAGGATCTGTCTTCCCATCATCAACTAATACATTGATGTAAAGGCGTGAACGGCCTTTCCAGCCTGCCTTGTAATCTTTTCTGTGTTGCTCGCAACCCCAGCACTTACCTTGGTCTTGCATAGTGCATAGAAGTTTTCTGCGATAATCTTTTGGATTTGTATGTTCTACTGCAATAAATCCCAGACCGAATTTATCATTATATGTTGGCGAGTCTGGATCTAATTCCTGGAGAAATCTAATCTTAACGCTTTCTCCGTCTTCAAGCTTTACCCAACGTGCCTTGCTTCCTTCGCCACCTGTTGGTTGTGGCTTGTCTAGTGCTTTGTTTAAGTCTTTTAGACCTTTTACTATACCCATTTTATATCTCCTTAATATATTTGACGGTATATATCCGTCTGTCTTTCCATTATATCATGGGTTCCAAGATCGGTATTCGAAATCGGAAACTGCGTTATTTATGCATGCCTTTATATCTTCATCTGACATATCGCCTGCGTCTTTTGCGCCATTAGGATATATCTTACCATATGAATGCGAAGCCCACAAGATGTTTTTATTTTTTAATTTTGAAGCAATTGATACTCCTAATTCTCTACCAGCTTGATCTGAATCTGTCATTAATATAATTGTATTAAAGTATCTATTTAATAACTTAATATTGTCATGTGATATGTGTCCACCTAAAGTTGCTACAACATTTGGAAACCCAGCCTGATGTATTCTAATTGCATCAAATGTAGACTCAACAATAATAACCTTCTCGCCAATACGCTTGGCCCTGTGAATGTTAAACATGGTTTTACTTCGTGGCAAGTTGTTACTATTCTTAAACTTTTTTTCTGATATAGACCTGCCAACTAAACCGACTGGAGTTCCATCTGGACTATGCACTGGCACAATAACCATTCCGAGGTTAGATGAGTATCCTAATTTAAAATAATGCATAGAATCTAAATTAATTCCTCTGTGCTCAAAATACTCCTGTGCATGTTTGTTTTTCCCTAAGTTATTATAAAGATCATCTAATGTTTGTTGCGAAAATTCTACAAAGTCTGGCTTATCCTCAAACATAGACTTTAGTTCTTCATCAAAATTTTCTACAGACTCAGCCTGCTTTGATTCAATATATCTCAGCGCTTGGTATTCATTTTTACCTAATGATTCTTTTACAAGGTCCATTATTGTTCCAGCTTTGCCACATGAAGGATTAAAACAGATATACGCACCCTTAGTTCGGCTTATACTAAAACTTGGAGTATGCCTATTTGAATGAAATGGGCAATAAGAAAGAAAGTCATTGGATGTTTCTCCAGCAATATCTATACCCAAACTTTTAATTACTGATTTGATATGGGCTGGCGTATATTCCGTTTGATTTGTTTGTTTTGGGATATACCCTCTAATTGCCATGACTTCTTCTTTCCTACATAAACTCCATGGATAGTCATTAAGAATTTCCATGTCTCGCCCGTGAATTCTACCGAAAATGCTGGGTCTATGTCAAGTACCCTTACGTATCCAGCATCACGCATCTGACTAGTTAATAGATTTTCATACTGATTTCTGATTCTAATAATATCAGAATCATCAATAAACTCTACCTCAACTTGAAATCGTTTTATTTGTTTGTGAGTCATTATTTAATTCTGGTAAATTTTCGTAGATAGGCTTAATAATTCCACGATTAATATCCCAATCAAGGAAGAACCTAAAGTCATGTCCATGACGATTCTTTCTAGAAACTACCTCAATCATATCTGTATTAGCATGCTTATGAATAGCAATAGCCATATCAGCATCATACTCAATAGCCTTGGACCAAGCTACCTGGCTCATCATAGGAGGCTCATCCTGATCTGATATGTCATCTGCAGTTGCAGCAGTAATATCTATAATTGGAATATTGTTTGCTACTGCTAGCAACTTAAAGTCTCGTGATATATTTCTATTTCTTTCAACTTCTGAATTGCTGCGTTTATTATCATTAAATAGTTGATGATAATCAAGAATAACTAAATCTGGTTTGTGTTGGTCAATCTTTCCTTGAATTGTGGCAGGTGTGACTTCTGCTGTGCCCTCATTAGAAACAAGAATAAAGCTGTTCTTGCCTTCCGTCTTTTTTTGTCCCCATGATTTGAAATCATCTAAATTAATATCTCCTTTTGAAAAATCGCTTGCACGGAATAATCCAGAACCAAGCATAGTATAAATTCGGTCACGCATATTCTCTGGAGCCATCTCCAAGGATACTATCATCGGCTTAAAGCCTTGTTCCCAGGCCTTACAGGCTAAGTATGAGGTAAACCATGTCTTTCCTCTTCCTGGCCATCCTATGGCCACTATAAGGTGTCCTGGAGCCATTCCTGTAGGGTATGCCTTGTCTATAGCCTCAAAGCCAGTAAGAATTCCTGGGCTTCCACCCATAACCGTAGATCTATCTTTTACAGATTGATAATGTCTCTCTGCAGATTCAATGTCAGTAACATCTACGTCTCTTACATTGTTTGTATATCTACTAAGGGTTGCTAACTGACTTTGCATTACTCCAAGAACTCTAGAGGGAGCATCTTCTTTTAATGAAGATCCTGCCTGTAACATAATTGTTTTTAGCTTAGCAGAAACAAATTCATTCTTAAGTTTATCTAAATAATATCCTGTCTCAGCCTTAGTTTGTACTGGCTCAAAATCTTTAAACTTATCTTGTAGAATTCCTACTTCTGGAACAGCCCTAAACTTATAATAATAACTCTTTAAGCCCTCCCATATATCTTTATGAGAGGTAAATAAATCATCAGCATTGTCGGCAAGAAGTGTGCTTATGTCTTTATTCTTACATACTGCAGAAATTAATTCAGCTTCGGTATTCACTCTTCTTCAACCAGTTTCTTTGTCTGTTCAAGTAGCCGTGCCCTGTTGGCAACGTCTTTATTTATTTGTATCATCATGTCTTCAAGTCTATCAAAATTATTATAAAAGAAATTTAAAGGATGACCACTTTTACCTGTACGGAAATAATAGTTTAAAACATCCTTAGCCTGCTCAAACCCTATGCTGTCTAATACATCCTGCATGGCCCACTTTTCTTTATACTTATTTATTCTAGGCTTCTTTCCATACTTTTGCTCATAAAGTGCCATGTAAATAGTAAGCAATATATACGGCTCTTTATTTGCTGCCATTTAACTCATCTTCTACTTCCTGAGTTTTTGCTATTAATTTACTCTCAACAAATTTATAAACCCTGTCTGTTGCAGCATCAACTGTCTCATTATCTCGCACAAAATCATCTACGCCTATTCCAATTTTAATACTTTCAAAGTTCCCAAGATTTCTTGTGAATGATAGATCTACACGAACCTGAGTTCTATCTGCCATTAGTGTTCCGCCTTTCGGTGTCTACTCAAAGTGTCGTGGCCAAAAATGCCCCAACGTAATTCTATTTCTTTCTTGCATATCTCGCAGACTACAACCCTGCTAGACATTAATCCGCCTTCCATACTGGTACGAAGTTACCTTCAGTGGTCTTAGTATACAATATAGTGTTGTGTTTGAGAAGTGCTCTTAATTCATTTTTTGACGGCATATTTTTAGAATAACCTGATTCTAAAATAAACTGATGTATGTCCATTATGTCCGATTCACTATACATAAACTTATACCAATCACTTTCAGGGTTTCCAATCGGATATACCTTTTGCGGATATTTTATTTTTCCCTCCAAAATATAATCCTCAATCGTAATCTTATGTTTATTTAGTAATTGAGCTACTTGTTTAGTTGAATAAGCATTTTCCATATTCTTAACTACTTGAGAATAAGAATACAGTACACGCTTTTTATCTGGATAGCACCAAGCAATTAATTCATCTTTTGCTCTAGAATAATTTAATACTTTGTGTATTTTATTATTTAAGAAGAAATAGCTAAATCTTTTAGTTTGTTTTTTTCTGCTTGCTCTAACCATCGTCCTAGTGAACTTGTGTCCTTGTTAATCATCCACCGTTTCCCACACATTATGCAAAACAGCTCTACATGTAGTTTTTGTGAAAAAACCCTGTCGACAAAAACTCTACCCTTACACTTACCACATTTCATCATAATTTAAAAACCTTTCCATCAACTACACATGAGTAGTCTGGTGAAATTTGAACTAGCTGTATATGCGGATACTTTCCATTTTCAATATGTGCAACAGCAAATCCTTTTTGCCAATCATGATGCTGCATATATTTCATTCCAGAACTCTTTTCATCACACATATGTCCAATTTCAAACCCACGAATTGTTTCCCCCTTGCCTTTATTTCTCAACTCATATGTTTGAAAATGTGAAGCAAGTCTATGGGAATGTCCACGAATCAATGAAACCTGTAATGAATTCATGTCTGATCTTACTGCTCCAGCATCTGCAATAGATATACCGTGGTGCACATGTATGTCCCCGTATCTCTTTTTAGGAAGTTCATTATAATAAATATATCCATAACCTAATGAATCAAGATTCCATAAAGCCTCTGGTGTAACTATATTAATAAAATCTGGAAGCTTTGCATCTATATAATTAAATACACGTATGTCATGATTTCCTAATGCTGTAAATAATTCTGCATTTGGGCCAGCAATTTCTCTGTTCCTTGCATAAAATTCTCGTGCACCTTTTGCCTCATGCTGCATTAGCGGAACAATTGCTGCTCCATTTTGATCTTTATACATTTTAAGAAACTCTGCAGATCTACCTTCAGTATATTTACTGTAGCAAGCCTGATCATCAGTATCTCCAAGAATATCAACCACGTCTGGCTTGAACCACTCCATGACCTTAAACCAAAGCTCTATGGCTTTGTCATCTTGATACGGAAATTGTTGGTCGGATGAAAGCATCCATCTTAAATCATTTGTCATTAAACACCTAGGTATGAACGCAAATACTTTATATTAGCGTAAAGAGAATTGTAACATTAATTTCTAAACTGTCAATACCTATTCTTCTACTTTATATTTAGCAGAACTAATCCAATTTACTCTAAGCAATGGGAAGGGTGCTGGGGCCTTTGTGTTACCGTCCTTATACCAAACTTGAATTTTTGGTTCAAACTCTCCTTGTACTGAAACTCTAATATCATTTGCCCCAGGATTATTTAGTTTTGGAGTGCATACAGTAACTGGGTCTTCGTATTTTGAAGAGTCCCAAGTAAAACCACAGGATATTTCGTATCCGTCTGCTTTGCCGCTTGTAAGATTTTTAAATTCTACAAAACCTGATCTGTGATGAAAAGTAAAGTTTTTTGTGGAACCATTAATTGTTGTGCTAATTAAGTTGTATGCATTTCCAGCGGTAGCACGTATTTCATTTACCTGCTGCTGTAAAGCTCTTAACTTTTGTGGATCTACTGGTTCTCCATCGGCAAAAACATCTGACACTTTATTCTCCTAGTTTTTCATCTAAAGATTTATTATATTCTTCTTTAGCCTTTTCTTTCTGTGACAATTCAGTTAATTCTGCTCTAAGCAAAGCTATCTGAGTTTCATAATTTGCCACAAGCTGGCCTACTCTTTCTTGCAGAGCAGCAACAACTAATTCTAAATTTGGCATGCTTTCCTATTCTGTTAACGAATCGACTCTTGCCATTTCTGCATTTAGAACTGACAACTGATTAGCTATTTCTTCTAAAGACTCACTAATCTTTGTTAAAACTTCAGGACCTGGTGTGTCCTTTGCATTTTCTACAAGCTGATCTACCTCAAGTGAATACTTTGAATATTCTAATCCTTTAAGGCGAGATTCAATTATTCCAATCATTTCTTGTTTTGTTAATATACTCATTTTCCCCTCCTTCTATATTATAGCATTTCACGTGCTATTGTCCAAGACTCCAGCTCAGAATTAAGAAATTCAATACTTTCTCCAGTATCCTCTTCTGTTCCTACTGAATTAATCCTTCCCTGTAAGTCTTTTATTCTGCTATCAATTATATACTTCTTATATTCTTTTTCTATATCCATGATGACCATGTCCCCCTGTAAGTAGTACCATTTGTTCCCAGCATTACCACTCTAGCTCTTCCATATCTTGCAGAGCTGCTATATGTAATATCAGAAACCTGCCCGTCAACGCCAGCTTTAAAGGCCCAATTTACTCCACCAACATTATATGGATATGTAAAGTCTCCAGGATAAGGCCTTGTTCCGCTTGCTAGCAAAGTTCCTCCACCTGCTGTTGTTCTTATTTCAAATTCCATACCAGTAATTGAAGACACGCTTCCGCTAACTGATGGATAATCACAATACCATCTTAGGAATTGGCTTGTAGCGTTTCTTTGGAATTGTAAAGCTGGAGCTGGAGCAGAAGGAGTAACAAACGAAGAGAAGAACGGTGGGAAGAACGGTGGGAAGAACGGTGGGAAGAATGGGAAGAATGGCGGAAAGAAAGGTGGGAAGAAAGGTGGGAAGAATGGTGGGAAGAACGGGAAGAACGGTGGGAAGAACGGTGGGAAGAACGGTGGGAAGAATGGGAAGAATGGCGGAAAGAAAGGTGGGAAGAACGGTGCAGGAACGGTAACTGTTACAGCAACAGATCTTGATGGGTCTGAACTTATACCATTGCTAGCTACCACATCACAATATAATGAACTTCCATATATCGATGTATAGTTTGACGGAGGCGTATATGTTTGAGCTGTACTTGTAAATGGAGTAGTTATGCTATTAGGAGCTGCTGGATAAATAGAACCTTGGTCAAAATATCTCCATTGATAAGTATATGAGCTTGGAGAATTTGTCCAAGATCCATTACTTACAGTATACAGTGTAACACCCTGTACTCCAGTAGTTGGAGTAATAGCTGGGAGTGCTGTATTTACTGGTTTAGGTAATTGCTGACTTGCAACTATTAATGTTCTAGAATCATCAACTGTATCCTGCGTAGTATTTCTTGTCATAGTAGAAGTATTTATTAATGTTGAAGTTTGTGCTGTAGACCCAGACCAATTTAGAATTTCTACTCCATTATTATATATTGCAGTAGTAGATGGCTGATTATCGTTTGATAAATTATTTGCAACAAAATTTATATCTATTCCTCTTGAATCCCAATAAAATTTGGCTTGATAGTCTACAGTTTGATTGGCATCATTATATCTTGCACCCTGCCACCGCACATAAAAATTACTTGAATCAGAAAAAGTCCATAATGCTGTTTGTCTAAGATCTTGTAGTAATGGAGCTACGTATAGACCAGTAGATGGGAATGAATAAGCTCCAGATGGGTCTGAGCTTGATCCTATACCAATGAATCCATTTGTAGAAACGTATATAGTTGTTCCATTTGTAAATGAAGTACCTATTGGTAAATTAATTCTTCTTTGTGATCCAGTTGCCTGGTTGTTAACATAAAATGTATAATTTGATGTAGATGTGCCAGAGGTTGCTGTAGGTCTTGCAACTCCAGAAGATGTTACTGGACTACCAGCAGTACCAGCTCTAGTAGATCCAGTTTGATTAAGTCCAGAATATGCTGTTACACTATTTATAGTAACTGTAGGATTAGTCGCTCCAGTAACATCTAATATTTTTACTGGCATTGAATTTGTATTTACCTCAAACCCATCCTGTAATGCTCCTATTGTATAAGATCCAGTAATATTCCAGCTTTGTGCTCCAGTTGTTGTGCTGACATTTGCCTGATAGCTTCTAGTCTTTCCTCTTGCAACAACGTAAGCACTAACTGCAGAATTATTTGCAGTGCTAGCTAGTGTTGATTCATAGTCTGCGCTATTTGTAAATAAATTTATAATATCGACAGTTTGATTTCCTGTGGCATTAACTGCACCAGAAACATTAAATGTATATCCCAATGTGTCATCTGGTATTGCTGAAGCCCATTCAAATAGAATATTATTGGAAGTTGCAGACACCCTAGTTTGTGTTGGTGTATTTGGAGTTGTAACAGAACTAATATTGCTAATGGTATAAGTAAAAGCATTAGGTGCTGTTCCAACAGTGTTTGTTGTTCTAACAATTGCAGTAACTCCATTAACTAATGATTCTAAATCACTTCCAGAATTAAATACTTCTTCCATTGCATATATATAATTTCCAGAATCAGCTGCTTGTGTAACATATGAATACGGACTTGCTGGTGCTGGAGTTGATGTGCTACTCTGTATTGGAGTTAAAGATTTTAATTGAGACTCAGTTAATCCCGTAGAAGTACTTCTATACCACTTAATTGTTGACCTAGATGCTTCTGGTTTATACGCATCGGTTATATCCCAACTAGAAGAATAGCTGATTGTATCTCCTACATTAGGGCTTGTGTTATTAAGAGTAGGAGACCCGCCAGTTGCTAATCTTGGTTTCTGTCTGGCGACATAATATCTTAATGAGTCTGCTGTTCCAGAGTAAGCAGAGTTTGATGCATTAGCCCTGACACGAAATGTTATCCAGCCACGATCAAAGTTAGCTGCTGTAGTTCCAGTTATAGTAAATGTATTTGTTGATCCGCTTAAAGCAGCATAGGTTTGCTCATAATTTGTAGAAGACCCAGTTTCATTAGTAAATGCTATCCACTTATAATCATATGAACCTATAGTGTATCCGTTTGGATTCCAATCTCCTCTATCACCTTTATAAGTTGTGCCAACACGAAGAACTGTTCCATAAGATATTTCCGAAGTTGTTGTTGTGTTATTAGATATAAATGGATTTGTATTTGGGTACACACCAGATAATGGCCATACTCTAGTCCATCCAGCATTTATTTTTGAATAAACATATCTTATTGCTGTAGACCATCCAGAATTTGTTTTTGCAAAAATTTTTGTTATAGGTGTAGACCAACCAGTGTCTTTTTTAACATAAATATCTGATGGCATTACTTATCCTATATCTGTATCCACACATCGCCTTCAGAACCACCAGATGGCGCTGAACTACTTACTGTAATATTTCTAATTGCTCTTGAGTTCCAAGTTGTGTCACCTTGTATGTATGTAGACATTATACCAAATACTGGATTAAGTTTCCCTAAAATTTGAACTTGAGATGAAGAAACTCCAGGCTTTAAAGCAATTCCAGATGATCCGCCAGTTGAAATTAATAAAGTTCCTCTAGTAACACCAGACAATTCGTCTGCATGTGCAATATATGACTGATATGTAGCACTAGGACTACCACCGCTTCTGGTTAGCTGAATTTGATTTGCGCCAAAAGTAGCTGACACGTTTTCATTCCCGTATCCTCCTGCTCCTATATTCCTTATTGCATTTATAGTAATAGCTCCTCCAGCATCCCATCCAGTTGAGGTGTCTGTCATAGAGATAGAGGCATTATTTGAAATTGTAGTTGTTTTTGAACCATTAATAATGGTTATATTTCCAGAAGCGTCAATATCAGTATTTGTTGTATCTAGTGATGTTGCCTTTACATTTCCCTCTATGACAGTATTAGAGCCTAAAGTAATTGTATTTGAGCTGGCTGATTTTGTTATTCCAGAAGCTCCACCCAGTCTAAATGAACCATCAGAATTCCAATAATCTCCTCCATTAACAATGTTTCCTTTTATTTCCAAAACTCCGTTGTAAGAACTAAACTTCATATAGCTGGTGTCAGTTCCTATATTCATTGCTGGCCATATTTTATTTTGTCCAACTGGTTTGTGCCAACCTATAAAAAATCCAGGATCTGCATTATTATCATAAGAGCTCTTTGACTTAGTCTGATTATTATTATCTACAAATGAAGAATATATATGAGCTCCATCTGTATTAACAATTAAACTTTTAAGTAAGTCTAATTCAACTCCAGACCCCAATCTTTGCTGAAGACTAAGTTTGGCGGCAACACCATCAGCTATATCAGGATCTTCAGTTAAATTCCAAGATGCTCCGTCATATATATATAATTTATTTTTGTTGCTTGTATTATACCAAGCGTCCCCAGCAGTAAAAGATACGCCAGCTGGTGGCGTATAATTTGGTCTTAATGGACTTGTAAGCTGTGTTGCCCTTATTATTATTTTTTTTGAATCTGCCACTAATTTTGCACTAGCAGAATCTTGGGCTAACACCCATTTACTTGCAGGCGCAACCTTTGTAGAATCGTATATATAAAGCTTATTACTATCGTTTGTATCAACCCAAGCATCTCCAGTTTTATATGTACCGCCAGTTGGTTCGTCATTTTGAGCATAAATTTTAGAGGTATCGTTTAACAAATTACCAAGAGAAGATCCAGACTCTACTGTAATCTTTCCAGATATTATTGCGCCTGTAGCATACAATTGTCCATCTGCATTTACTTGAAAACCAGCCTGTCCACTTGCAGCATTGTTTGCAACTAAATCTTGTGGCTCTACAGTTCCTGCCCATAAAACAATATCTGACCCTGCTGTAGCTCTTGGTTTTATTCCAACATATGATCCAGAATTGGTGGCAATAATAGAAGTGGCAGAGGCATTTGATCCAGACGTTAAAGTTATATTAGTTGAAGAGATTGTATTTGGAGCTACGGTCCAATTTCCTATTTTAGCTCTATCTGTTGTAAAAGTAGGGGCATTGGCTTCGGCATTTGAAATTATTTGTGTTGTTTCTGCCCCATTTGCATCGTAAGCAAATAATCCTAGGTGATTTAATGTAACTTTATTTAAAACATTGTCAGCAGTTCTAGCAATAAAAGATCCACCATTATTTATTGTTAAGTTTCCACTTATTTTTCCAGACCTAGCATTAATGTCACCAGTTAAATATAAATCTGTTCCATTGAAATACATGTATTGGGTGTCTGTTCCGACCCTTAGTTGTCCTGTTGTAAGCCAGAAGTTATTCTTGTTCCCAGTTTTATTTAAAAGTATACCGTGGTATCCAGTTAATGGTGCAGCAGTTAAAGATGGCGTTGTTGTAATACTTGTATTTATTGAGTCTAATATTCCAGTACCAAATTTAAACTGATCTCCAGTAGCACCGCCAATAGATATATAGGACTTAAGTCTTGCTAACGATCCTTCAGCTGTGGCAACAGAATCTTGTGCTGTAAAAGTTCCTGCTGTTGTGTAAGATTGTGTATTATTGAATTGATCAACTGAAGCAACCTGGTAGTAATATGTAGTGTTTGGAATTAATCCTGAAACAGTAAATGAAACCGTGTTGCCAGTTGCTGGATGGTCAACGTACCCGTATTCATAGATAGGATTTAAAGTTTGAGTAGTCCATCTTACTCTATAGCCCCTACAATCAGGATCACTTGATTTGGTGAAAGATATAGTTGCCTGAAGGCTAAATCCAGTTTTATCATTTTCATCAACTGATGCTGTTGCTGAAACATTTGTTGGATTTGTTGGAGGAGTTTCATCTGTTGGATCTATTTTATCTGGAGTTACTGTAACTGTATTGCTATATCCAGTAAGTCCTCCACGTACTCTAGAAAATCTTGCCCTCACTTGACGAGTAAGAGAGTTTGTGGTTGGGACATAAACTGGATTTGAAGTAGATGATCCTTGATCTACCCAAGTAGCCCCACTGTTTGTGCTATCCTCTATATATATTCTATCAAACTCAGAATTATTTGTGAATGAAACATTATAAGACATAGGGCCTTTTGTTGCTGAAATAACTGGTGGCGTTAGTGGGTCTACATAAGCAGGTACATCGTATCCAACAACTGTGCTTGTTTGTAAATTTTTATCTCTTACATAAATAAATGCATCGTAGTCTGTTTGGAATGCAGTTACTTGCCCAAAGATTGCTGCTAGATCTCCTTCAGGAAATACGACTTTATGTTCTAATGGTGGAATTTTAGTTTTATCAACATCTACATATTTAGTAAGGTCTTCATTGTTAGCCATTATTGAAATTGCAAACGAATCTGCTAAATCATTCTTAGGTAAGTTTACATCAAATTTCCAAAATAATACTAAATCTCTTTTAACCCATTCATGTCTAACCTCATAGACAGGGCTTGGTTGCTCTAATAATGTTATACAGAATTCATTAGAAAATGGAGATAGTTTTCCTGGAGTGTTTGCTTCAGCTTGTAGCTTTACGCAGTATGTAGTTACCTTTGTAGCTGATATCTGTATTGTTCCAGCTGCCGAAAAAGAAGTTCCAAACTGTACGTATTCTTCTCCGAAGTCTCCTCCCTTAATCCATATGTTAACTTGTTTTAACACACCTTCTGGATAGTCAGAGTTTGTAGCGTCTTTACCATTCCATGTTACATAAAGTTTATCAGCAATTGCATCTAAATTGTTTTCTATAAAGTATGGTGGAGGAAGATCTGGCTCTGGAATTGTTTTAAAATCATATATGCTAGACTCTCCGCTAACACCTAACTCTGCATCTTCATAAACCCAGGCAAAAGTTAAACCATAATCCGTATCTGGCACAAACCCAGTAAAAACTAAATCAATATACTTACCATCAGAAGATTTAGTTTGAGTGGGATCTAGGTCAAAAAAATTAGCCATTGCTATGCACCAAAGTCTAAGTCCAATTTATATTCTATAATTAATTCTCTACCTGCAACCTTTTCTACTTCAGCTATATTAGATCTTGCTATCATTCCATATGCTGGATCAAATGTGTCTTCGTCATTAACCCTAAGTCCATCTACGGTAATAGATGTTGCGGAAGTAGTAGGAACCACCACAATTCCTAATTTACTAATAGATGATCTTTGTGGATTTCCAACAGCTGTCATATCTGCAAATGCAACATCTTTTATATTCCATCCAACAGAATGCCCTGTAAAATTAAATTCAAAATAATCAGATTCAGAGCTATACATTCTTACCTTAACTGAAGAAAGATTTGCGTCATTTGCCTTATATGAAAATGATATTGTGTCAAAATTGCTGTATCCAGAAATATCAAAGCTTGGAATTATAGCAACATATTCTTGTTGAGATGTACCGTTTGAATCTAAATCTAAAGAGCTATTTCCTACCCTATAATCATTTTCATTTAATGTAGGAGATGGGCTCCATTCAAATGAGGATTCAAATGTAGTTATAAATCTATTGTCATATGAGTTATTAGATATTCTTCTACCAGGATATAATGCTATCTCATTAATTTTACCCGCCAAATTTGTTGGCAACTTGCTACTATAGATTGCTGTATATGTGTATGGGGTTGTAGATGTATCAACATCTATTCCACCAAACAATACTGGAACACTGTAGAATTCAAATCCTAATCTTGAATTTGTATCGTTTAATGAATACTCAGAATTTGTAGCTATCCCTACAGACAACACCTTATCAAAGAAGGATCTATTGCCAGCAATATAATCAATTAAAAACCTTTTTCCAAATCTAGTTATCATGCTGTTCCCCCCTGTGAAACTGGCTTAGTGCTTTTTACCTGAAACTTTTTAACAGGTTCTTCTGTTGATATATAAATTCTCATAGAGACCTTTACTTTTGCAACATTGTTTTCATAATAAATTTCTTGACTAATTGGCTTTTGAATGTCGTCTAGTTGAGGTCTGTCTTTTGGAGGCGGAGGTGGTGGAGGTGGTGGAGGTGGATTACCCCCTCCAGTAGATCCAAATGGGGTAACGATTCCAGCCCTTGTTACATCCTTAACATCTGCCAACCATACTTTATTTAAATAGTATTTATCAATATCATCACCTATGATAGGCGTTGATATTCCAGGAACACTATTTTTTTCTGCCATTTATTTATTATACCATTTGAGTATTAAATAGCTCTACAGCTAATACTCGTAGTAACCCCCTCTAAAAATCCTAATCTTACTCCAGTAACAATATATTTTTTATCTGTATGAGATAAATCTTGAAGCGGGTAGTGTACTCCAATTATGTCTCCTGGCTCAATAAGTGGGTTTCCAAACACTTCCATCTCAACACTTCTTCCTTTATTTAATTGTGTTGAAACAATCCAGTCAGCTAATCTTTTCGCATCAGTTTGAGATTGTATCCAGCTTGAGTCAAACTGTACTGGATATTTTTTAGCTCTGCTATCTGGGTTGTCTGTTGAATATTCAACGACTCCGCCATCCATAATTGGTGTTCCAATAACTTGAAATGTATTATATTCTCCATCATGCAGGTTTACAGTTCCAGAAGTATTATTCATAACTAACATTTCTGCAGTAAACGGCTGAAGTTTATCTGCCATTATTGTTACATTTTTATTTTGTCCTCTTGATAAGTATAATGGGATTGCTGGATTTGCACTGTCGTATCTGACTTTTATTTTTTTAATTTGTCTTACAACTGATCCAAATTCTACAAGGGTTCCGTTTCTAGATTCTCTTGTTTCTCCTGAACTATATATCAAATCGCCAAACAATAGGGATATTGTGTCGTCTGAAAATACTCCGTTATACTGATAAGATCCTTTTGAATTTAAAGTAGCATAATCCATTGTTGAAGTAGCATCTTTTTCTTTTATGTCCATGCCATATACATAATCATAATAAACTATTCCTTGACCACATAAAAGTCCGACCTTATTTGAAGGAGCCAGAGGCTGGCCATACTTTGCCGCATCATCATCTTCACAATCTATTCTAAATCCATTAATAAAAATAGTTAGTGTGTTTTTTATTAATACATTAGAACTATTATATGTGGACTTTATTAATACATCTAGATTATAAGACTGAGCTGCATAGACTCCAGCAAATTCACTGGCTGCAGAAGTTTGAGATGTTTTTAACTCTCTAGTAACTCCACTAACATTAGTTTTTAAAATTTTAATGTCTTTTGCAGATTTAGCTCCAGCTGTAGTGGAAATAATAATGTGGTACCCTTTCTTGCCAGTATCTCCAGCAAAAACAGTAATACCTCCTACTTGATCAGTTGAATATGAATCTTGAAGTCCAGTATCAAATTCATTGTCAAAAAACATTCTGGTTCCCATAGAAAAACAACCTGGCTTATTTGTAATATTCATTCCGTTAAAAGGTATTACTCCAGAAGTATAATGAGTTTTGCTTTTATCAAAATTTGTAATTGGCAAGAAAGCCTTACCTATCTTTGGAGCCTTTGCTTCCCACGAGTTCTTAGCAGAATTATATAGGCTGGTTAAGCTTCCTTTAAAGGGCGGTTCATTGGCTACAGTTAAGTCTACTGGTCCATATGTAGGAACACCATAACTAGAAATTACTTCATGTGACTTGGCGCTTGTTCCTAAAGCACCTCTCTTTTTAATTTTATACCTTCCTGTTGGCTTAAAGGTATTTATATTTTGTGCATCTGTCACAGCTAGAGAATAGTGTTTCCAAAAATCTGAAGAATCTTTAACCACTACTGTTGCTCTTGTAGAATCAGATTGTTTATAATAAGAAAATTCAATGCCTTCGTATTCTATAATTTCAGTATTTATTAAAAGATATCCTGAAAAGTCTGGAACAATTAAATACTCATCTATTAGCTGATCAACGCTTTGTAGATTAAGAGAAATAAAGTCAGCTTCAGATGCCGTTAAATTTTGAGACAATGTTCCAGCTGCTAGTGCATCGTCTGATGATATCCAGACAGGTGCAGCATTATTGGCAACATATCCACTGGTTCCAGGGGCTGACCACAAAACCTTTACGGAATTTCCAGCAACCTTTTCTTTTTTATTTAACCTAATAATATTTGGTATGTAGGAAACTGATCCCCCAGACGATATGTCTTCATTGGTAAAAATCCAATCTTGAACTCTGGTTGGACTGTATATTGAATCTCTTGTATAAATTTGTAAAGTATCATTATTGTCTACAAACATATTTATCTGTGCGTCTCTACATAATGCCTGTAATGATTCCCACACAGTTTCCCCATCTTTTGTCCAAAAATATCTAATCGTAGGAACTGATGTGTCATTTTCAATAATATTAATATTATAGTTTGTAAATCCAATTGACTCTAATACTCTTCTTATGATTGCAGTTACTGGAGTATCTTCAACTAATAATAGTGGGGCAATAGTGTCTTGTAATATTTTACTTGAATCAAGGCATCTTATTGAAGCCGATCCAAATTCAGACAACGACCAATCTACCATATAATATTTACCCTGTGGGATTTTAACATCATTGGTTCCATCGTTAACAACAATATATGGCTCAACAATTGCATTTTTGTCAAGGTATATCTTAGATGAGTCAAAGGATTGGTTTCTATTATATTCTGTTATTGTGTTGTCCGCCTCATTAAATTTTGTTATATTAATGCTTAATAAATTTGATGTTAAGCTTCCGACTGGCAAAATAGAATCATCATCTATAGTTGTCTGTTTTTCAATATCAAAATTTTGAATGTCTGAACTTATATCTATTACCCATCTAGGACTAAACTCGATAACTCCTATAAATTTACCAGTGTTAGAATTACTAGCAGTAAGGTTTATTTTTTTAAATGATTGAGTACTTGTGTAAGAAGTTGGTGGAGTTTTTGACCAAGTGGTTCCATTATAATATATTGCAGCTTGTCCATTTTGCAAATCAGACGAGCTTCCAGTAACAGATATTGTGGTGTTATCAGATTTAGTTGCAGTAATTGTCCAACTAGTTGGCGTATCATGACCCGTTTCAAATCTTGCAATAATTTTGTTACAGGGAAATAGTTTTACAGCAGGAGTTTCTTGATTATCAAAATATTCTATGTCTATATTTATGGGAGCATTCTTTGGCCCCACCCAATATTTATAAGATGAGTCTGGTCCTGGATAATATAATCTTGGCTTAGTTGGCATTCCAATAGATCTTGGGCTCTCAAAAGAATTCTTTGGGGTGTCTGTTTGATCTCCATAAGGAGACAATTGAGAAGTATAAATATAATATTTAATTCCTGGTCTTAATGGCCTGTTAGCCGAGTATATTGTATCTATTGGAAATAAATTTTTAAATGCATTAGATAGCGCATGGTCTGTTCCGTTAGATTTGGCTACAATTTTATCTATCATTAAATTTAAATTATATTCAATGGTTCCGCCCGTTGAAACTTGAATTGAATTATTCTTTTTAAATAAATTCTGAATTGTACTTGAGGCGGTTATCATACCTGCTCCAATGAAATATTAACGCTCCAATATGGCTGAAGACCTCTTTTAACTAGAGTGCAATCAAAGCCACTAAATACTACTGTGTATATATTTGAAGTAGAAGAGTTTGCTGCAGAAGCTGATTCCGATGTATTTATTTTAATTCTAAATGATGTTCTTCCTGCTAAACTTTCATAGAATGTTTTTAGGTCTTCCGCTCCCCAAGCTCCGTCTACTGTTTCATTTCTAAACGAAGGCAACATTGACCATGAAGTAGAAAACGTTTTCTTGTCTGCAATAATAAATTCTCTTAATGTTCCATTAGCCATTCTTGTAGACTGCTTAATTCTATTTGTGTTGATAGATAAATCTGATCTATTATGTTCTGTTACTCTTCTAAAAGCTAAAGAGTCTTTGTTAGATACAATTAAATTATTTGTAGTAGCTACCGAAAGCGGATAAGTTTGGCCTCCAGCTGTTCTATCTGTAGTTTCTCCAGGATATCTAAAAGCAGTTGAGCCTGGAGTCATAAACAGTAGATCTTTTGCTTCTATGTATAGGACTGAGCCTTTGGGTAAATTTTCAAAACTCATCTAATCACCTTTACTTGTCCGCCCATTTGCAAGTTTCTATTTGACATAACTGCAAACACTTCTTGTGCTGCTGCTCTAGCTAATGCTCTTTCATCCATTCCTGGAGCTGCATTAATAACTATATCACCTATTGTAACATTACCCATTACTGGACCAGCTGTAGAGTACATTCTTCTTGGAGGGTTTCCAACAGTTCCTCCAGTTGCAAATCTAGGTATTCTTATATCTGTGCCCTTAAACAATCTAAATCCGCCCATGTATTTAGAATTTTCAGTAAGCTGTGGATTTGCCTTTATAATACTATTTAAGGAAACTCCAAATCTTCTTGCTATTCCAAATAATGTATCTCCTCTGTTAACAGAGTAATCTTTTGCATTTCCTAAATTATGTGGTGCAAGGTCTCCGCCTACAAGGTCTGTTGTTTTTGTTGCATCTCTATAATCTGGTCTTCCGAAGCCTCTTGTATATATACCAGCTCTAGGATTATATGGACCAAACTTTCTATTCTTTACTGCAACCATTCCACCATTTGTTTGATTTGACCCTGAAGTATTTCCTTCAATTGTTCTTATAACATTCTTGCTAACTATTCTAGAAACTAAACCAACATGGTCTGTTATATTTTTATTTCTTCCAAAGTCAAAGAAGACTAAATCTCCTGGTTCTGGGTTTTGATATAGCCTCTTCTTGGACCTAAATGATGAGTATCCAGCTGCAGTTCCAACAACATTTGGAATTTTAACTCCAGCTAAACTTGATACCCAATTAATAAATCTACCGCACCATAAATCAAAGGATGGGAGTACTCTAGATATTGCTCCTGTAAGAGCTTTAGCCACTGGATTGTTGGTTGCCTTTTCTATATAACCAATCGCCTTTTCCGCAACTCTGAGCATTGCAGACTTAGTTCCCATTTCTAAATTCATTCCAAATATGTTTTTAAGATCTGGATCTCCGCCAGCTCCAAATCTACCTACAGGGCCACCATCTTTCATTCTGTTCAAGCGGTCTAAATTTTCATATCCTATGTTGGCAGCAGAGGCAGCATTTATTACATACTCTCCATTAGAAAGCATTGCTGGAATAGAATCTGATGTTCCAGTTCCAGGCCCAGTAACTGCTCCACCTGTAACAAAATTCTTTACCCTATTTCCTTTAGTTTTTAATACATCGCTATAGTCATAAACTTCACCAGTACTTCCTACTGGAGAAGCATATCTTTTACCCTTATAGGTAAATACGTTATAAACTATTCCGTCTATCTGAACTCTTTCTGGTTGCTTTGCTCCTGCCTCAGCATCTCTAGCAGCAGTATAAAGATCCTTAGATTTAGAGACATCTTTAGGTTTTGTTCCTGGGTTTACGGTTACTCCAGCAGATCCTGTTGGGGTAAATTGATTGCCCATATCTCTGCTTATGGATTCTGCTAATTGCTTAATAGTCATTCCGCCAGTAATTAGCATAGCTTGAGATCTCACTAACTCTAAATCTCTATTAAGGACATCCCCCATTTTTCCTTTAGTAAATACACTATTTAACTGTAATCCTGTCTTGGGATCATATGTTGGGGCTTGAGATACTGAATCAAAATTTAAAGCTTTTCCAGAACTATCAAAGAATTTTCCAAAGGCTTTCTTGATATCTCCAGCAATATCAAATCCCTTATTTCCTTTTGTTACAAGGCCAGCTGCCTGTATCTCTTTCACTAAAGACTTTAATTGATTGTCTGTTTGTCTTTGTGCATCTACTCTTAGTTTAGGATCTTGTATAAATTCATTTGTTTGTTTTTGTAAAAGTAAATCTTTATACTGCTGTGTGTAATTTTGTATTTTAGCCATAGCTTCTTGAGCTCTGGCAGCTTCAGCTTGAGCATCTTGAAACTCTCTTTGTCTCTTCTTTTCTTCTTCTGCATTTTTCTTTTGTTGATCTTGTAAAGCTTTTTCTTTTCTTGCAGCGTCTTCTTGAATAGCTAATCTGGCTTGCTCTGCCTGGTATGTCTTTTGTAATTGAATTAAATCTAAACGTGCTCTTTCAGCAGTTTGGAAGTCACCCTTTGCAATAGCTGCTTGGTAATCTAGTCTTGCTTTTTGTATTTGTAGTTCATACGATTCTCTTTTTTCAGTGGCATCCAAAGCTTTTAATTTCTCATTAGCAGCTTCTCTAATTAAATCTATTTGCTTCTGAAGTTTCTCATTTTGATCTTCCGCTGCACGTGAAGCTTTTTGTTGAGCTAAAGCGGCCTCTCTTCCAGTCTTGTCGATTATAGATTGTAAATTTGCCATGGTGAAACCAATTTGTTTAAAGGTTCCATCCATTCCAGAAAGTCCAAGACCAGTACTGAATGCTTTCTTTCCAGCATCAATTAGTTTATCTTGAGCTGCAGTAAATGCTGTTAAATATCTATCAAGCTGGGCTGCTGTTTCAGAACTTAATCCCTTAAGGTCTACCTGTACACCTTTAACATAAAGTCTCCACTTTGCGTATATTCCTGCAATAGTATCGCTTTCTTTAGCAATTGCCTGTAACTCTGATGGAAGTTTTTGGAATGCTTCTATTCCTACAACTTGATCAAATCCCTGAGACTTCATCTTATTTGTAACTTCAACTAAGGCTGCATATTCTCCCTTAACTTCTCCAAGAGCATTCTTTTGGCCAGATATTGAAACTATTGACTTATCAGTTAAATCAATTACAGAACTCATTCCTTCTATAACTTTAGTCTTATACTGATCTACTTCCTTATCTCCAGCCTTAATTGTTTGAGATAAATGTTTTACAGAATACTCTGCAGCAGTTGATGAATCTTTTACGCCTGCAAATGCTGAATTAGTCATAACATTTATAGCCAATTTAGAATTCTTTGATGCTGCTATCATTCCCATTATTTTCTTATTAGCTTCTTCTACGCTCATTCCAGCAGCAATAAATTGAGCTTTTATATTTGTAGCAAGCTCTGCAATATTACTTGCATCTGCTCTATCAAATGATGCTACGAACTCTCCCATATTTTCTTTAGCAAATTCTTTAGCCTGCTTTAATTCTTCCATTGACATATTTAATCCAGAAATTCCACCCATTCCAGATTTGCCAGCATTTTGTAATTGAGTTTGTCTTTGTGCAATAAGCTTCATCTTATCTGCAAGACTTGTATATTGAATTCCTGCTTGCTCCGCCGCCTTGGCATTCATTCCAAATCTTAACTGTGCGTCTCTATTCCATTCACGTGTTTTCTTTATAAGTACGCCTATGCCTACAGTCAATGCTGCTATTCCAGCTAGCGGACCAACAAATAGAGCTTTAGATAAAACTACACGGAGTACATTCATAACTTTTGCAAACGTGCTTGCAGAAGCTCCAGCTGATGAGAATGCCCCCTTCATCGCAGTAAGGCCTTTTCCTACTCCAGCAATTCCTTTACCAATTCCAGGCAACATCATTGGCAACATAGATCCGCCCATCATGACTGCCATACCTAATCCAGTTTGTCCTTTTGCCATTAATGCAGAGCCTGCTGCCATTCCAGCCATGCTTGCGCCCATATTCATTCCCATGCTTGATCCACCACGAGACATTGCTCCCTGGAATCTTTGCATTGCAGTTGGCGCACTTAATCCAGCAGCTCTTGCTGCAGAAGCGGACATCTGCGTTACTTGTCCAGTCGCAGAATCTCTTAATGCAATCTGCTCTCTTCTAAATCCTAAAGGTCCAGCTTTTCTAGAAAGAACTTCCTTTCCGTCATGCATACGCATAGCACCTTCAGCGCCAACCTGTGGTGTCCAAGCAGTTAAACCTACTGGACCTATATATCTCTGTAAAGCATTTTTAGCTCCAGCTAAATGTTGTAAATGAGGTGGAAGCATTGATGGGGTAGCATTATAATAACCCATCTTTGCAAAATCATGAGTAGCTCCCCTTCTTAGTATTTGTGTAGTTTTATCAATTCCTCTTTTTATAATAGCTGCTGAATCTGTTACATAAGATTTCATTCCGTTAGCGAGTGACACTCCTGCAGATTTAAATGACGCCACTGCATATTTGGCAGAAGCAAGACTTTGAATTGCTAAAGCATTCATTCCTTGTTTAAGGGCTACGCCAGCATTTTTAATTACAGCCTGCATGTATTGTGCTTGCTGAGCGAGTCTACTTGTGAATGGGTCTATTAATGAGCTTCTAAGATATGCTCCTGGATTGTAAAAGCTTGTAGTTCCTTGTCTAACTGCTTCTCTACCAAGTCCTGTAGTTAATGCTTGTTGACCATAAATTTGATGAGATGCAGCACGAGATCTTTCGGCTTCCATTTCTCTAATTCGTTTTTGACGTTGCTCGGCTTCCCATTTTGCTCTTGCTGCAGGATTTCCTGGTCTACCGTAATTGCTTCTTCCAGAAACAATTCTGCCTCCTCCAATTAATCCTCCACGATTAAATGCTGGGTTTGCATGAATTGGTTGATACTTACTCCAATTAACATTCATTCCATCTTCAAGTCTTGAAAGCATTGAAATATATGGAGCTCTGTCTGACTCTGGTAAAGAATTTATAAATGCTCTAAGTTTCGGATGCATTGCTTTCATTGCAGCCTTCATCTTGGCCCCATATTGTCTTGGAGACATTCCTGCTGCAACTGGAGCTGTATTATATGCAAAATCTTTTCTAGCGCCACCACGAACAGCAAGTAGGTTTATCATTGCCTGCTTTTCCATTGAATTCATTGATGCTGCGTATTCTGTATTCATGGAGGCTCTTGGGAAAACCCCTGCAGGACCAACGTCAGCTAATACATTTCCAAAAACATTAGACTTTGACAAATCTTTATTTCCAAGCAAGAGGGATGCTATTGTTTGTCTAATCATTTGATCTTCTGTAAACTTAGTTCCACCTGCTGCAAATTTTGGATCAAATGGTGACTCCAATCCCAGCAACTTACTCTTTCCGCTTGGGTCATAAGGATTTTTTACAGCTCTTACAGTTTGAACTGGAGAGTCTAATCCAAAAACTTCTCTTGACATTCTTGTTCCATACATTTCAGATTTAGCAGTTATTGCATTTGGAACACCTTTTAAGAAAACTAATTCTCCATTTTCGTTTCTATAAACTCCAGAAACTCCAGGAATAGGATAGCTCTTTCCAGAACTTGGTGCAATTTGATGACTATATGGAGTTACAGGAAGGTTAGAGAATTCTCCTAAAGATTTCTTTGAGCTAAGTTGTTTTGATGTGTTTAATACTCTAAGTATTTTTTCTGGAGTTAAAAGAGGAACAATGTTTCCATAGTTACGTCTTCCACCTGATATTGATCCTCCAGGAATACTACCTCCAGAATTAAATGATGCAAGAACTGGGGTCATAATAGGAGGTCTTCCTCTTGGAACCATAACCCAACGTTTTCTTTCAGTTATTGCTTGCAACAACATCTTCAAAGACTGCTTCTGTTGTGGTGTCGCCCTAGATGGCAATGCCTTTCCAGCTTTTATGTCGGCAAGTTCTTTTTTACTTGGGAATCTATTTCCTGGATCAGACAATGCCACAGCAATGTCATCTAACGTTGTCATTCTAGACATTCCAGCTTTCTTAATCATATCTGATAATGATTCCTCAGCGTCTGCCTTTGTTAAGTGTAAAACATCTCCTCTTAGTTTAATTTGATCTAGTCTATTCATCAAAGAGTTTAGTTCTGAATCAATTACCGCAGCGACTCCCATGTGTCCACGTGTGGCATGCCCTACTTGATCATGTCTCAATAAGTGGCCTCTTGCTACACCGACCTTTGTTCCTTGATCATCTCTCATCTCTAAATATGGAACTCCGCCTGTATTTAAAACTTTTGGATCAAATAATTTCATTTGTTTCAATTCATTTGAGACATTTGCAAATCTTGGATCATCAGCCATAAATTTCTGCAACATAAATATATGTTTATTTAAAGCTGAACTGCTTGGAGTTCTTGTTGCAGCTCTATTTGGATGACTTAATTTAGGATATTTCTTTTCTAAGTCCTTTACCTGATTAATTCTATGTTTAATAAATGAATCTAGATTACCTCCAGATTTTGTTTTAGCAGCATTAAAATTATCAAATGCGACTTTTACAGCCTGGTCTTTTGGCATTCCAGCATATTCCATTAATTCTGCAGCATCCAACATAACCATTCTCATTCTTACAGAATCTTCATAGAAAGGATTTTTTATAAATTTAACTAACTGGCCTAATTGTTTTCTATAGTAAGCAGGAGTTTCTCTATACTTTTCTCCATAGTTACCTTTGTTTTTCATTACTTGCCCGCCAAAATTATATCCGTTATTAGCAGCTTCTAGTGCATCATATAACCCTGGAATTCTATTTATCTTTGGGCCAAAGACAACTTCTCCTGGAGTAAGAGCTGCTGTTATTTCTCCGCCACCCTCGAATGTATATGGAGCCATAGCAATCAAATCCTTATTTTGTGGATCTAACGAAGCTCCTTGATTTAGTACATAACCTCCCAATGGGACTGTTCCAAGCCTATCGTCATAATTTATTGAAGTTGATCCAGATACAGTTGTCTTGTTTGGTCCAAAAGATTCTACCATTCCACCATCATTAAATTTAGGAAGTCTTGTTGTCTGTATGCTGTATGGCGCACCAAATGTTCTTACTCCACGGAGTCTACCAAACTCCTCCATGACAGCCCTGTTGCCTTCTTTTTTGTATAGATCTCTTAATGTGAATTGTCCATTAGCATCAACTACTGGCTGATTCATCAATGGGGCTTTTGTAAAATCAATTGTTCTTCCACGAGCTGCGGCAAATGCTCCTAGCTCAGATCTCATTGCAGATTCTAATTGTGCATTTATAGCTATGATTTCTGCTTTAGCTTGATCAACAGTCATTTTGCCAGCACGTAATTGTGATACTATTGCTGCAGATTGTGTCGCAGCATTATCTGCTAATCTAGTCGTAATTGGCAGAATATCATCAAAAGTATCTAGTAGTTCGCTGCTTACTGTACCGCCTAAAGCTATAGTCTTTTTTAATGTTGCCACTTCTGCTTCTGTTTGCATAGCAAGTGTAGATAGTAGTGCATGATATCTTGCAGCTTCTCCTGAAACTATTCCTGTAGAAACTCCCTTTACTTCTGTTAATCCTGGAATTCCTGGAAGTCTTTCATGCATGTATATCTGTGGAGTTCTTCCAATCTTTTGATTAACAGGAATTGCTCCTGGAACTCCGCCTAAAAATGTAGCTGGATTATTTGGGTCTCTTGGATTAATATGAGACATTGCTCTTGTATTTAAATCTCCAGAATATGGATCGTTTGGATCAACAACTCTTCTTCCTCCAGCCATTACTGTTGAGCCAGCTACCGTGGTAACTGCTGGATTTACTGGGATTGTACCTTTAGCCATTGCTGACTGTAGGTTCATGTAATCTCCAACTAGTTTAGTTAAAGCTCCGTGTAAAACTTCTGCAGCTTTTGCATCTGAATAAAAAGCTTTTTCCACCATTTGAGAAGCTTTTTCTGCAGCAATTATTTCTGGAGTAAGCATCTTCCATCCCTTTGATCCTTGGAAGAGTGCTTTTAATGAAACTATACCCTTAGTTACATAACCAAAGAAGTTAGCTAGCACACCAGTTAACATAATTATTGGACCAATAACTGCCGTAAATCCTCCTAGGTATGTGACTGCTTTTTTAATTGGTTCTGGTAAATTAGTAAAGAAATCTAATACTTTAGTAAATGCATTTATAAACTTTGTTGCGACACCTAAGAAGTCTTCTCCAACATCTGCAAGGCTAGCTCTTAATCCTTCAATAGCTCTTTTATATTTACCAGAAGCAGATTCAGTTACTAATGTTAATTCTCGACCAGCTATTTCTGCAAGTTGCGATGCGCTTGCATTCATTAAATTCATTACCTGTAATGTTTGGCTACCTTCTTTGCCCAAGTTATTAAACAGTGCAGCCATTCTAGCAAATTGGAATTTACCAAACATTTGCTCAAGTGCTCTTGCTTTACTTAATGGATCTAATCCGTCTAAAGCTTTTTGTAAACCTACTATCATTCCAGTTGTATTGCCAACGTTTTGCTGAACTAATCCCATTATGTCTATGCCGAATTCTGACATAACTCCAACTGTTTGCTTTGTCGGATTAATCATGGAGGCAAGACCAGACTTTAGTGCGTTAGCTGCCTCTGAGGCATTAACTCCACCTTCACGCATGGCAGTCAAATATAATGCTAAATCTTGTACGTCACCGCCTAATTGTTTTACAACGGTACCAGCTTTTGGAATTGCTTCAACAAGGTCGTTTAGTGTTGTGGATGTCTGGTTTTCTACAGCGTTTAAAAAGTTAATTGATTCAGTTAATTCTTGAGTGTTTGATTTGAAAGCTGTTTGAATTGCTAATGTAGCCTTCATTGCTTCTGCTCTATCTACTTCACCAAGAACTGCTAGCCTTGTTGTTTCTTTTAATGAAGATAGTAGCTGTTCGCCTTGCTGCCCAGTTGCTGCAATATCAGCGGCTAATCCAATTGTTTCTTTAAAATTAACTCCCATTGCATTAGACAATTCTTTAGATGTATCAACAACATCTTGTCTAATTTTTTTCAAGTCTGCAGAAGCTGTTCCAGCAATATCTCCATAAACCTTAACTAGTCTTGTTAGTTCTTGATCTGCTTCTCTAAAAGCTCTAGCAGCTTGCGATCCAAACATTGCTAATGGTACTGTTAAACCTACTGTTAACTGACGACCAGCCCATTGAGTATTTTTACCCCAATTAATTAAAGATGTGGCACCTTCAGATAATGCACGATTCATTATCTGTAATTCCATTCTGGCCAACTGGGTTCCATTTCTTACGGAATCTAGTCCTCTTGGAATCATTACATTGTATTGCATTAAACCTTGAGCGTTTCTACCCAGAGGCTGCATTACTGCATTTTGTAACATTACCTGCTCTTGAGCAAGTTCTCTAATTAATCCTTTAGATGTTTTTACATGTGTTCTAAATGTTGAAAAATAATCTCTTAATTTTAATCTACCTGCATCGAGGTTTTTACCAAATTTATCTACATCGGATTGTAAATTTACAAAGTGGCTTGAATACATTCCGCTTCCGACAAGCGTATCTCTGAACATATTGTTAGCAATTTTTGTTGCGGAAGCAATTGATTTGTTAGATGTTACTAGTTCTCTTTGAAGTTGTTGTAGACTAGCCGTAGCCCTGTGTACTTCGGACACAAGGCTAGACAAGTCAGCTTTGGCGACTATACTCGTTACAATTTGTTCGTCTGCCACTAATTACTCCTTAGAGTATCCTAACCCCATTCCGATTCCAAAACCTGCATCTTGTGCAAAACTTCCTTGTAGTGAAACGACGTCGTCTCCACTAGCTGTTATGCCAAGAGCCCTTCTTTGGATATCATCAAAAGTAGGACCTTCTTTTGTTTCTGCTTCATCATCAATTTGTATTCCTTTTAATGATGCTGCAAATTTTCGCTGGTTATGCTCCTTCTCGTGCATTGTTTTTAGCGTCTGAAGAAGCTCAGGCATTGATAAATTTTCTTCTAACTCTTCGTAATTCTTCCAATGCCCCAGAAGAAATACTTCACCTAATAATGCGGCTAGATCTAGTTCTGACCAGCTAGAACCGCTGCCGCTATCAGGTTTGGGTCGTCCATCTTAATTCCGCCGCAAACTTCAAGGATGCGATTGATTGTTGGAACGTCCAATGCGTCTTCTAATTTTTCTCTATCAGCAGCAAGTTCTGGCAACTGTGTTTCCAGTGCTACTGCACATGCTTCGACTAGAATTCCTAATGTGACATTTTCATCATTAGAATCTTGTGTCTTTTTTACAACTTCCATAAACTTACGTAGTTGCTTGATTGATAATGGCTTTAACTTTACCTTAGCGCCATTCTGTAATTCAATTTCTTCTACATCATATACTTTTGTAGCCAATTTATCCTCCTTTAGGATTCTAAATTATTATAGCATAAGGAGTATGCAGATACAATAAATAAGCCCCCATTTCTGGGGGCTTATTTGTTAATAATTAAAATTAATTATTATGCTACTAGTACACGGTCAATAATCTTGCCGTATTCTGTACCAGTTTCATTAGCATCTGGAAGCAGACGGAATGTTACTGGGAATGTAGTTGGAGTCGTACGAGCAAGTGAGAATTGTGACTGTTGAACAGACAATACTCGACGTGCATAATAAATACGCTCCGATAATGTGCTATTTGCTGTTGGAGCCTGTCCAACTGCAATTAACTGACGCTCTGTTGGCGCTTCGCCAAGAGCTCCAGCAACAAGACCAAGAGTGTCTACCTTAGTAGCTCCTGTTCCTGTTGATGTCAAAGAACCTGATTGCTGTCCGAAAACAGTTACAACGTTTTCTAGTGTACCTTCGGACATTTCTGTTGCGATCATAACCTCCATCGCTGACTTGAACAGCTTAGCTGTATCAAGAAGCTGATCTACGGTTACAGAATCATATGTTGGATTATAAGTAATTTGAAGACCATTGTTAGTAAAACCAACGTTACGGTATCCAAATTTACCTGCTTCCTGATCAACGCCATTTAGAGTAGTCGTGTACGATACTCCTGATGCAAATGCTGGGACGCCTACTGTTCCTGCGCCTGAAGCAATTGCTGAACCTGGTTCTGCGTTTGTGATGTAGTCTGCATCGTTAATATCAATATTTGATAAGAACAACGGTGACGCACCAACAAGAATATTTTTAGCATTACCTACGGATTGTGCCATGAGTTTTTATCCTCCTATTTCATGAAATTAATATATATATATATTTGGCTGGCTAGGCCCTTTCCTCTATGTCTAATTATAGGGTAATAGATAGTCTAAAGCAAACTAGGCAAACCTGCCATTATTGTCTGTAATCCTTGAATATTTGACCTCTAATATTACGTCCGCCGCAAAGAAGCCCTGTAGCTCCTCGGATGGGGCTGTTGGAGAAATGTCTGCTATAAATATGCTATGGAATTTAAACTTGTTTGAAAGCTTATCCCAATAATTTACATCCCTAGCTGAATCATCCATTCTTCTAAATTGGTCTGTCATGAAGTTTCTTATTTCTACTATATCTATAACCTCTGTAGAATATATTGTGAATAAGATTTGCTCACAGCAAATAAGCCAGTTGTTCTCGTATGATAACCCTATCTTGTCATAGACTATGTGCTTCTTACCGCTCAAAAATTGATTCATCTCTGGAGCCTGCTGAATTGGCAATATTGGGATAATAGTCTCGTCTAAATTGTCACTATAATAATCATTAGGATTAAATATATTAGCCGCCTTTAGCTTTTCCCATAAAAACTTTCTAAGTTCAAACACTGCGTCTAGTTTATAGTTAGGCATTAGATACCCCCGTAAAAGCCGCTAGAAGGGCCGCATCAGCCTCGCTGGCAACACTATTAGGTGAGAACTTATACTTAACCGTTTTAATCTGTACAGGGACCGTCAGAGCCTTTGTCATGGCAGAATTAAACAGTCTTTGAAAGCCAGACTTTTTAATAGACATATTGACTAATTGTCCTGTAAAAAAATATTTATAAGAAGATAAAAATGAATTTTTAGTTGCTGCTCCACCTGGCTTATTTACTGTAACTGATTGCCCTTTAGGCATAAACACAGTATAACCATTTACATCAAAAACTAATCGTTCAGATTTTCTGGGACTAATTACAACTGTTTTGCCCTGCTCCATAATAAAAGCTTTTTTAACAAATACATGTTTATGATTTGAATTTTCTGAAGGCACAAAAGATTTTGAATCTAGCAGCTCATAATTTAATTTAAATGATAATCCATCTTGGACCAACTTATTTAACTTAAACAGTCTTGCTTCTTTTGTTCCAGCCTGATCCCACTCATAAACATGGTGAAAAGATTTTGGATTAGTTCTAGCTTTTGCATCTATGTATTCTCCAAAGTCTTTGTCTATCTGCCTAAATAATGTTTTACTGAATGAATTTTGAAATGCTAAATTGGAAGAAAGTTTAGCCAGCACATTTGTTTTATAGAATATGGCAGCAGATATCTGAGCTACAGTGCTATCTTTTATTGCACCGCTAATTGGCTGTCCAGCCATTAGATTAACTAATCCGCTAGCAGCCTGAAGGGCCATTGCTTCAGAAGCCAATTTGCTGATTCTCCGATCTTTTTACTGATGAATTGTATCCAATAACTTTTCCAAAAGGATCTGTTATAGGAGTAGTGCCCATTATTTCAAACACTGTTGGTGTATCATTTGGTGAGTTTATTTCTGTCCATATATAATTGTTGTTAGCATCTCTAATGTTTGTTATTTTTTCTCTCAAGGTTAGTCTTTGTGCAGTTCTAATTTGTAAAACCTGATCATTATAATACTTGTTTCCCATAACCTGTTTGTCGCTTGTTCTGGTAGATGATGAGTTACTTATTACTCCCTTTGCGTGACATGGCAAAGTTTTGTAAAATATCCATTGCTTTTTAATTGCTCCAGTATCTGGATCTTGCTCATCTGTTTGTCTGTAAACATCTAACTTCATAGACAAGACTGCATCTACGATTGTGTTCATTAGATTATTGCCGCACCAGATAATACGTAGTCTGCCAGTAATTTATCGGCATAAGCATTTCCAGTTCCTCTAAATACATCTACATTGTACTCAAAATCCCAATCGAAAGTAGACATATTTTTTATGTAGTTATTCTTCCAGTTAATATCATTTGAGAAATAATCTTTCATAAGCTCTATTCCAGCAAGCTCTACGCTATCGGGAACCTTTTCCCAACCAAATCTGCCATTAACTTCGTAAGTTGTATCTGATCTAAATACTCCGCTAGAATCATGTATGCTGGGAGGAACCATACCGTTTGCAGTATAAACAGTATTGTCTAACATAGCAGCACGATTTATTCTTAATCCATATCCTGTTGTAACAATTTCTACATTGTAGTTCCAATTATTAATACCTTGAATATTATTTACTAGCAATATATCGTTTGCATATAGTTCATGAAGATCATACATTTTTGCTGGCAAGGGGAGTACGTCTGAGTTGTATCCAGTTATTGAATAAGACTCATCATATAAATAAAACTTTTGATGGGTATATTCCTCTATACGCTTTCTAGCATACTTTTCTGCACGACATAACTCTTTATATGATTTATAGTTTGGATCAGAAGGATCTATGCTAATCCCTAAATCTTCTATATGGTTAAAATCCACATATGGAGTTACTACAAAAACCTCATCCTCTTTATATACAAATTTTTCTCCAATATAATATTCCCACTTTAATCTCAGTGTTTTATTTCTATTGGTGTGGTTTAACGGTATATAAACAGTATAAGACCCAGGATTAGTTTCATCCGCCACCGCCGTCAATGTTTCTAAAAGTGTTGTTGGTGCAATTGGAGGATTTATTGCTGGGTCGTTTGTAACATCGTAAACTTTTACGATAGGATCATTTTCTGGAACTGCTATATCGCCATTCCAGAATATTTGATGCGTTACTGGAGATTGTGAATTTAATAATATCTCTGCCATTTAGCAGGTTTAGTTGTAGTACTCCTGTACCTCTCTTGGCGTAGCCAACCTAAACCCTTCCTCCTTATCAAAAATTTGCTGTGCTTTTTCAGGCTTCATAGCAACAAAAGGATGTTCCTTTGTAAACGTATGTCCTGCAATATCATATCTATAATTTGCACGTGTCATTCTAACCAAAACCATGTCGTCTTCTAACTCTTGGTTAGGGTCAAACTTTGGTAAAACTTCTGGTGCTTCTTCTTTTGAGTCTTCTATGTTTTTTAGTGTGCTTTGATAGACTGACCAAGTTACGCCTTCTTCTGCCAATGCGGCAATAATATCTGCTTTATTTTTTAGTCCATCTGTTTCTACGGCAAAATCGCCAGCAATTTGCTTTAGCTCTTTTACCTTCAGTGTGTCAAATGACATATTTACTCCTTTGGTATGTAAATAAATTATAGCATTAGTAGGTTAAAAGGAAAAGCCCCCAAAAATAATTTGAGGGCTTTTCAGCAGTTTTAATTCCTATTTATTAATTAGGAAGCAACTTTAACGTTCTTAACAACAACCCACGCATCTGCCTGCTCGATTTGGCATCCAACACGAGTATACATTGTATATTCGATGGAGTCCTTCTTCGGCCAGAAGAAGCGATAAACTGTCACGTCACGCTTAATACCAATAACTACGTTATTTGGGAATGTCAAGTGGACATCTCCGAGATCATTGTCAGCACCCTGGGTTTCCTTCAATAGAGGAACTTCGACAATTGGAATACCAAATGCGAATGGAGCTGTGAATCCAGCTGGACCACCAAGACCTGCGGTCTCACCACGGATAATGCTTGCAGCAATATCTTGTGGGTTGACGTTAGAAATATTCTGTGATGTAGAATATAAATAATCTTGGATCAAGTTAGATCCTGACAAGAAGCGAAGATCTGGTCTACGCTGCTTGTACTTACGTGGCATAGCCTTAAGTGCGCTATTGAAGATAGAGCGATCAATGACTGCTCCATCTGCATCAACGACATGGCCGTTAGCCTTAGCAATCTTTACAATGCCGTCAAAAGCCTTGTATAGGTTGTCTGAGCTAAGAGCAGTATCTCCATTAAGGACTACGTCCTCAAGGTCGTTACCTGCCTGTGTTGCCATAAGTCTTGCAATATGATCTTCGAGATCGGCACCTTCAATGTTATCTTCTAGAGACTCTGTTGAAAGCTCCCAATCTAAACGAAGCTTCTTTGTTGTGAGAGAAATCTTTGAGAACTGTACGGCAGAATTTGTGCCAGTGTTCTCGGCTTCAGCGGCAAGCTTCATAAGCTTTTCGCCAACTCCAATACGATCTATCTCAGTGGTATCAGCTCGCATGCGAACTGTACGTGCTAGCTTTCCGACTACTGTTGCATCGAACATGTAATCAAGGAATCTTGCGGACTGCTCAGGATTGAGCAAGCCACCCTTACCCTCGGAACCGACATGGATTCCATCGGTGGGGTTAGCTGCTCCAACCATACTACCTGTTAGGGTTGTATCTGCTGCAGCCGCTTTAGCTAATAGTTCATTACTCATTAGTTATTTCACCTACCCTTATTTTATCAATTCACTAACGGAACCGAGGAAAGTGCCGTTCCATTTTGATTTCTTTATTGTTACTTCCTGAGACCCGCCAAGGTCTGAGGACTTCTTAATTGCAGTCTCTGATTCGACTGCGTCTACTCTCTTCTCAACACCATCAATGGTATTTTTGATCGCATTTACTGCTTCTGAGAGTGCTGTGTGCTTTTCTGCTAATTCTGAAATTCTAGCATCTACGCCCTTGCTGAAAGTTTCAACTGTTTCTTTAATAGCTGAGACCTGAGCGGCGTTTGCCTCAGAGGCTTTTTCCAAAGTCTCCGAGAAGAACCCCTTAAGGTCGCCTAGCATCTTTGCAAAATCAGGTTCACTAACTTCAGCTTCTGATACGTCGGCTGCTTTTTCCAGAACTTCGGCAGAAGTGTTTTCTTCTGTAGTATTCTCTACCTCTTCAGACTTATTCAGATCAGCTGCAGGAGCTTGCGCTACTGGTGCTTCAGGAGCTTGCGCTACTGGTGCTGCTGGTGCTGCTGGTGCTTTTGCTGCTTGTGCCTTTGCATTTTGTTCTGCAAGTACATCTTTAGCATCACGAGCTTTCTCCAAAGTCTCTTCGGTAGTTGTTGTGGTATCTACGTTATTTTCCACTTCATTACCTCCTTCTGCGTTTGCCTGTTTTGCAATTGTTTGTGTATCAGGCAACGTTTGCAATCTTGATTTATATGAATCAAGAATCTTATCTATTTCTTTTGACTTGTTAGTGTCATTTGATTCCACCCAACCAATAAGTTCTGTCTTCTTACCAGTAACTGGTGAAATATACTCAGACTCTGTTGACATAAATACAGAATCACTTTCTGCACAATAAAAAATATTCTCCATTTTTACATCTGCAGCAATGCCCTTGAAAATCATTTGACCATTGACTTTTTCAATAGACAATATGTTACAGAGTTCATTTGCTGGAGAATCAACTATTGATAATTCAACAAGTGAGTAATCTTTAATGAAACGGACGCTTTGTCCTGTAGACTTATTTACTTCCGTATCTGAGTCTATAATTTTTCCGCCGATTGAAAATCCTGTAAGTGTTCCATCAAGAACTTTTTCCCAAGTATCTTGTGCGCCTTTTGAAATGTATGCATCAACATACACTCCGTTATAAAATTCTTTTGTTTTTGGATCATAATAAGTTTCTGGTCTAAAAGATGCAACTTTGCCAACCGCCATCGGCTGATGCATTTCTCTTAGATTTCCACGGAAGCTTTCAAATGCTTTCATGCTTGCTTCTTGCGTGACCACATCACCAGTCTGATCTAGGTTATCAAGTGTTGCGAAACCTGAGACTGTTCTCTTTTCTCTGTTGACCTTCGTAAATGGAACTGATAAATTAATAGCATTTCCATTCGAAGACCAATGTGATTTTTCAATGGTCATATGTGTATATTATAGGCTTTTATATATCTAAAGGCAAATAACTAGTTGAGTAGGACTACTCGACTTGTCTGCCGTCGCCCTTTGCGTTCCTGCCCTCCCCTGAATTATCTGGGGAATTTGCGGCACGTTCTCCGTCCCTAGTTCTGCTTTGCATAGCCTGAGCTTTAATTTCAGCAGCTTTAGCGGCTAAATCGACTACTTCATCTCCGCCTTCTCTTGGAACCATACCCTTTCTAATTCTAATTTCATTAGGGGTAATTACTTGTAATCTCAAATATCTTTCATCAATCTTAGACTGAGTATCTTCATCGGTCAAGCTTAATTCATTAAATTTAAGAACTAAGGCATCCGTCATTTCTTGAATAACCTTATTTAATTTCTTTTCAAGAATATCCTGCGCTGGTGCACAAACTTGCTCTTTAAATGTTTTATCAGCATCTCTAGCATTTGCCAATGATATTCCAGTAGCCGTTCCAACCTTATTAATTGGAACTCTGTGAGCCATTAATATTTCATCTCTATTTGCTTGGCGATAAACATTAAATGATGACTCTTGTGCTCCCGCCTCAATTGGCTCCATTTTAAATTCAGTTTTAGAATCTGGAGAATCTGGTGGTAGCGGAATATATAAAGATCTGTGGTTTTTGCCACGAAGACCTACTTGGAAAAACTCTAATAATTTACGCTCAGACTCAGGTGATAATTTAGCACCCTTTACAGTAATAATATATCTTGGGACTGCCTTATTCTCAAAATAATCTAAGTTATATTTGCCAGCAAATTCATTACCAGCCATTGCATTCTGTGCGGCAATGATATCTGGAATTCCATAATAGTTATTCTTAGGAGTATATTTCTTCAAATGAATAATTTCATTTGGACGGTCTGTCGCCCCTGCAATTGGATTGGGGGTTTCAGTATCTCCAAAGTTGCGGAAGAATACAGCCTTGCCATACAGCAACTGCACAAAACCGTCTCTGAGGCGTCTTACACGCATTGTCTTTGAAGGGATGTGTCCGATGTACCCTATCTTTCCAGCAGTCGTTCTACCGACCTCTAGATAGCCATTACCAGTGGCCTCTACGTCAGTATAGAACTTAATTAGGGTCTCTTTAAATGTCTCTTCCTCATTACAGTCCTCAAGCCACTGATGTAAATCTTGTTTAATTCTATTTAATTTTCTACGTGCTCTTTCTAATTGCTTCTCATCATCAATTGAATCTAATAAATCTGTAGTCTTTCTACTTTCAATAAAGTCAAATCCTAGGCCAACGATATTAGAAACCTTAGCATTAATTGCTGCATAATTGTATGGAGAAATTTCATATATCGTAGATAGATAATCTAAATTATATTCAGGTTGAACAAGATCAAATAATGCGTATCCGCTTACCGCCTGCTGTATCAATAACTGCTGTGTTCCAGATCCATCTGTACCAACAAACTTTTTCTGAATGTCTCTGCTTGCTTTTCTTCTTAATGCTGGGCTAAGACCAGAGAGCTTTAATATCTCTTCGCCTTCTAGAGAAAATGGGTCATCATTCTTTTGTGTTATAGTAGAATTAAATCTAACCCAGTCTGCAGCGTTAGATATTTCTACATTGTTTGAAGGTGTGTCTTCTTCATACTCAATCATTTGTTGCCCTTCCTCAATTTAGCCATTTCATCTTTGTGAACACCTATATCCAGAGGATCTGGAGTAAGCCCCCATCTCAGTCTTTGTTTTTGATACTCAAACTCTTCATCATCAATTTGTCTGCTTCCTTCAAGGAACTTCGGGTTGCCCTCCGAAATTCCATATCCTCTTACCGCCTTGGCTAATAAATTTATTCTATCTCTGTTATCTTTCATGGAGGCTATAGAAAGAAAGTTGCCTTCGTCATCGCCGATCCATCGACCATCAGGCATTTCCCAGACATATACTCCAAGCCTGGTTTCATTTTCTTTAAATTTAGCGTTTGTCTTTTTAATATCCATAGGTAATTATTTTACCACTTTCAATGCCTCAAGTCCAGCTTTTTGTCAACTTAAATGACAAAACTATGCGTTATCTAAAACCACCCAGTCAAAATCATAGGTCTTAGGGCCAAGATCTGTCAGTGTGAAGGCAGAATCATCTGCTACCAACACCTCATCCCCTATATAGAAATTATAATTAGTTAAATGATTTACATTTGGGTCTTCATAAATTGCTATTATGTTATATAGATTATTTGGCAAGGACCCAGACCTGACACCATTATCTGACTTTGTATTAAACCAAATCTGACCAGTTATGGCTGAGGGTGTTTTGATCATAATATAATTTGGCTCTCCTATATTTATATACTGTGATATATTTGTAATAGAAGAAACGTCTTGTCCATTTATGTATAGCCCTGATATATTTGATTTGGATAATACTCCTCCTGCCGCCCAAGACAAGCTATACTCCTGTCCGCCAGTTTCATTATAAAATAGATATCCAGATGATAAAGATTCTGGGACAATAAATAGCTCTAAAGATCTTATATCATCTATGGTTTCCAAATAGAACCCAGCGCCTAAAGGTCTTATGCCGTTGTCATAGTTTCTCGATATTATCTGATACTCTCTGTTTGAAAAATCTACATCCCAATTAGATCCAGAAGAAGGTTGAGATACCGAAATAAATGATCTTCCGTTATGAGAAAATAATTTTTTGTCTTCATAAAGATATGCGCCCATATAGTATATTTCTGGAACATGTGTGTTTATATCATGTGTTTCAAACACTACCTTAAAGTATATTTGTTTTTCATTTAAGAATGTTTCGCCTAATTCTATACCTGGTATTACAGATCCGTTGGTGCATTCTTCCCATACTGTATTTTCACCATCATAATCTAATGAAGAATACACAGAAATACCTTCAGTTCCAAACCATTCTATTTTTGAAGAAACATAGTCTTTATATGGAAGTGGAGCAATCGAAGTTTCGAAGTAATATCCTGAAGCTCCCTTTAAATACAGACTATTTTTTTCTCTTCTAAAACCAATATTGTCATTTTCAAAAAGTGTAAATGGTATATAAGCTGGCCAGGAAAATTGATCTGGCTGGTCTTGATGCTGTAGGGTAGATTTAAATAGTTGTCCAAAATTACTTTTAACTATTTGAACATTTGTGTTTATTGGAATATGTTGATAATGAGATTGTATTTTGTTAATATTAAGAGCATACCTGTATATTGCTGGAGCATCTATTAAAAAATATTCTGATGTGTTTGCTGGGCCGCTTTCGATCTCAAGAGACGGATTTGTAAATGTCACACCTCCTACATATTTAGATGCAACTAATTCTGAATCAACATATAGCTTAAGAGAATTTATTTCATATACTGCAACAACATGAAATGCTTTATCCCTATATGGAACGCCGTAATCTACTCTTTCATTTTCTAACTTAAATACAATGTTTCCTTTTTCCCAATATATTCCTACCCCATTTTGATCCGCAAATATAGGAGTTAATGTAGTAATGTTTTTAGGATGAAACCAAATTTCTAATGAGAAATCATTATCTTCTGTTTTTTCAATTCCAAATCCGCCTACTCCAGTTTGACCAGAAAAATCTTTTGTTATTGGAAAAGATATTGTATTTGTGTTTGTTATTTTATTAGAATGTGCCCCATTTGGCACTAAAGGAATATCTACTAGGTTTATAGTTCCAGAGTACGTAGCATTGTTTCCACATCCAGAGGAATCGTAAGCTATGGTTCCAGACGACTCATCCAGCTTCCAAAATCCGACTGGAGAATCTTTTAATATCGCACTATAGTATGACATGATTTTATTATATCAGGCAAACAGTTCTGGGTTTAGTTTAGTAGGAAGCTCTGTTGTGCCTCTAACAAATACAGTGGTGAAATATCTTATATCGTCACTTAGGACGGGAAGTGAGCCGTGAACTATATGTCCTCCATGTATAAATAGCGAATTAGCTTTTGGCTTTATGGTAATTCCTAGATCAGGGTAGTCCAATTCTCCACCCTCATAGTCATCATTAAAATATAAACACAATCCATACCCAATATAATAGTCTATATCAGTTCTCCACTGATCAGCATGATGCTGTATAAAATCTCCCTTTTTATACCTTTGTAAAATCATACCAGTAGGATAATACGAATAAGATTCAAATAAGGATTCCATTTTTTTATTTGCTCTTGAGAATACATTTTCTTCTTCAAAGACTATCTGTTTGCCAAACCAGAAATCGGGAATTTGATTTTTAACTCTCATCTCTTCATTATTCCAGTCTTCTTCAGAAAAACTGTTTATAATTTTTTTTACTTCTTCAAATTCTGAGTCTGTTAGGAAATTTTCTACCTCATAAACATCATCGTATATCTTGTTTATCTTCATAAATTCCTAATTATATTTATTATTATTTATGTGACTTATCTCTATATGGTTTATATTTACATGACTAGGTAAAGATCCTACCCATCTAATTGTTTCAGCCATATCTGCAGCAGTTAAAGCGTTATCCTTTTTCTCTAACTGTGTGTCTATTGTTCCTGGGCACACTTCCGTAACCTTAATTCCATATGCTGGGAATTCCATTCTCATAGTGTCTATTAATCCCATTTCTCCACGTTTAGCATTTGAATAATTTCCGCTTCCACGGTATGGTACTTTTCCACACAAGGAAGTGACAAAAACAATAGTCGGAGATTCAGAATTTTTCATTGCTGGTACAAACAATTGAGACAAATACATTGGTCCAGAAACATTGATATCATACGCTCTTCTAAAGTTTTCCATAGTTTCGTTTATTAGATATGTTGGCCCTGCTCCACCGCCAGCATTATTTACTAATAGATCTAAAGTTATATCTTTATATTTATCGTAGAATGCCTTGATGGCTTTTTCATCAGTAATGTCTAAGCTGTATGTCTCTATGTTGTCAGAAGCAATCTCTGCCAACTTAGATAAATTACGTGACACAGCAATAACTTTGTACCCATTTTGGGATAAAACTTTTACTGTTTCGTAACCTACGCCCTTGCTAGCTCCAGTAACTATGGCGGTTTTCATATTTACATCGTTGGATTATTTACTGGCTCCATGGTTCTATACCAATGAAGTGGTACCATATACTTAAATCCGCTCTTAACTAAGTGTGCGGTGTGATGATATGGTGGAGATGATGGGAATATAATAACGCTCCCTGCCTCTGGCTTAATGGCTATAGTAACTCTGTTTCCATCTTTTGCTACGGCAAAATCTTCTTCTGGCTTGCCCTGTATGATTGGTGCGTCTGGAGATTCAATGGTAAATGAAAGTTCTCCACCCTCGTAATCATCGTTTAAATAAAACACAAGTGAGTACTTTAATCTAGTGTCTCCTTCTTGCTGATCAAAGTGTGCTCCCATGTAGGTTCCTGGGCTATACTTCTTAATATCAAATAATGGGAAATTGATGGGAGTTTCGTTGTCTCCGTGAGCTTCCGCATAATCTTTACAAACGGCATAGAAGGCATCCATGATGGTGTTATAAATGTATCCAGCCTTATTGTCTGTTGTTTTAATTACTCTCTCTTCATCAGATGGGTTTACAGTTTTTTGAGCTCCGTAAAGATACATCTCTCCACTACAGGCTGTCCACTCATTCCATTTAGTAACTGAATTACCCCATTCCTCATTTTCTGTGGAATCAATCATCTCCACAAACTTTTTTGGATCTGGTATTACGTTCTTGTAATAGTAAACATTTTCTTCTAATATTTCTTTTTCCATGTCAATCTCCTATTTTATATTTCTTACCATTTGGATCAATCTTATAACCTTCTTTAAGAAGATCTTGCCACTCCGCCTTTTCTACTGCTTGCTGATCTCTAATCTTCTGCATTTCTTCTGCCCAAGCATCTCTGACTTCTTGTGGATAATCTGATTCTTCTCTATCGTCCCAGAAAGACCCTAGAGTGTATCTAACTCCTGAAGTTATCATACTTACTTCATGCATGTTATTAAATCCGCCATCAAATGCAGCTAACAATCCAGTCTTAGGCTGTATGCTAATATCTTGTGATGGAAACTTAAGCATACCACCCTCAAAATTATCATTCAAATATAAGAAGGCTGCGTATCTACTTCTTGCAAATGGCCCAGTGTTTCCTTTTTCATCTGTGTTGTCTGAATGTATTCTTGCATATGCTCCAGGCTCCCACTTTTGAGTATGGTATCCAATTTGAACTACCTTTTTAGGATCTAGTCCATGAACTGAAGCAACAGCATCTATAATTCCAGATCTAATTTGAGAAAATATGTCTGACTCCAAGCCAAACTCTTCTATCTCTGGATCTCCATCTTGTGGCAAAACCGATGAGTAAGATTCATAAAAAGAAATTGGAGTCCATGATAGTTTTTCTGTTTCAGCCTGCTTGTCTAAAACTTTTATTAAAGCAGCGCACTGCTCTTCAGTTAAAAAGTTTTCATAAAGGACTATGTCCTTAGTCAATCTATTTTGATTATTTAAATTCATTTTATCCTCACTAATCCATCTAGGTTTTTCTTTTGTACCTTTTCCTGGTACTCTGCCATTATTTCACCTTGCATTGATATCCACTTATCTCTGCCATACTTCTCTTCATTCTCAAACCATTCTTTATCGCCAAGGTCATACTTTTGCCAATACATTCTAGTAAAAAGTTTTTCTCCGTTTAAGTTATTTGTAACTCCGTGTAGGTATACCTTTCCATCTTCTGTAAGAATTTCTGGGTGCCCTGAAGGAAAAACTAAAAAATCTCCAGCTTTAGGCTTGTAAGAAAATATTTTATTATTAATAATAAATTCAACTTCTCCGCCATCATAGTCGTCGTTTAGGTATGTAGTAGTTGTAATTGCAAATTTATATCCTGGGGTCTTAATAGGCTCTCTAATAAAGTCAGAATGATAATTCATTGCCAATGGGTGTCCTTTTCCTGCATCATCAAAATACTTGCATAGGCTTGGACCAGTCCATCTCCAGGTGCTTATCTCAGAAACTACAGATTGCTCAGAGTTATAAGTTTCTGAGTACAAGGAGTTTACTGGATTAGAGACATGAGTAGGATCAACATCTAGGTTAAACCTATTAATAAAATCATTATTTACTTTATGAAAACCTTTAACTAGCTCACAAATAAAATATTTTTGATCTCTTCCCTTATCGGTTGTAGGCTCTTCATGATCCCAGGCAAACTTCATTTCTCTATCGGATTTGTTAAAATTTATTCCGAACTTTTCTACTTTTTCTCCAAATTCGTACCATGGTTTCCAGTCTTCAAATATTCCTGTTTCTGAACTTCCAATATCTTTAGCTATCCTATACATCTTGTCAACATCTTCTAATACGCCGTTATAAACTATAATATATGGATATATTTCTTCGCTATACATTCTTATCTCCATCTATTAAAACCCTATAGTACTTCTTATCAGGTTCTGGCTTAACTTCTCCAGTATGTTCTAATATAGTCCAAAAGAATGGAACTGTATATCTTATGCTACCTTTTATTTCTGTTACACCGTGAATATAATTCATATCTCCAGGGAAAAAGTAGGCAGCACCTCTTTTAGGCTTAAATTGAATTCCTTGATTAGGGAAATATAACTCTCCGCCTTCATAATCATCATTTAAATAAAACAAGCTAGCTAAATCATACCATGGAAAATCATTGGACAATCCAGCATCTGGCCCTTCATGTAATTCTTTGTCTGCGTGTGGTCTTTGGAATTGACCAGGTAGCCACCTAACGATTGTCTGCCCAGTTGGCTGAGCTTTTACCTTATAAAAATCTTCTATGATTGGCTGTAGTCTTTGAAAGAGTCCAACTATAACTGGAACAATGTTTGGATCATTTTTGTTTAAAGATGGAGCACTACAAACTCTGTCTTTCCAATAACTTGAATCATATATAACTGTTCCATTTTCATTTACATGATCTTCTGTGTAGTCCCAAATTGTAATCTTTTTAGCAGCTGACTCAAGGAAGTTTATCTCATCTTCAGTCATAAAATTTTCTAGTTCAACAATCATATCCTTGCTGTACCCAAAAAATCCAGATGGGGTTATTGATTTCGGTGCGTGTAAGTGTATGTCTTTGTTTACAATTTCCATACTTAATTATACCATTCCATTAGAAGCAGTATTATCATTTACAGATAACCTCAAAGTCTTAGTTTCATGAGAACCTAAAGAATTACCGTTCTCATCTACAGCGTCTCTATACCAATCCGTCCAGTTTCCAGAAGAATTTATAACCTGTGCGGCTTCTCCATAAGACATATTAGCATTGTGTCTAGACCTGTCATCATCTCTATACTGAACGATCTCTATAACTGAATTGTTTAAGTTACTCAAAGATATTGGAATTATTGTAGCTATTGGAGTACCAGCCTTGATTACAGTTTCTACATTTGCCTTTTTAGCTTTGATTGCTAAAGGCAATGGATTATCATAAAAAGATGTGCTCATTAAATTAGACATTGTTTCAAAATCTTCATTAAAATAATTTACTGGATTTATTGTCCATATACTAACATCTGGGTCTGTCCTAAAAACCATACCTGTATTTAGACTTATTGTAGACTGTCCTCGTCCAGAGTAAGCATCAGCAGGTTTAGTTATCTTTACATGCTGGTCTGTCTGATCATTTATTCCATCCCAAGTAAAAATTATATCTTCTGTGCAGGATAAGTTCCATCCTACTACGTTGGCCTGTGTTACTGGAAAACATCTGTAGGCATGCTTTTCTGAGGTAACATCCATCCATTCTCTTTTAATAGACATTGGATCTATTTTAAACTTACACCCTTGCATTTTTTCTACCGATATATTAATCATTATTCATTATCCCACTTTGGATCATACATATCTGGCGTATGATATTTTTTGCTATAATCAAGCATTGTAACTATTGAATGTTTAGTTCCACTAGTTACTGGCATAGCTCTATGAGGATACATAAAATTAGAAGGAAATATATACAGGTCTCCAGCTTTTGGCTTTATGTTTAAACCCTGAAGTCTAAAAAATAGCTCTCCGCCTTCGTAATCATCGTTTGGGTATGCTACAAGTGACACAGTACAGTTATAAGAATATCCATGATCATGATGTTCTTGAAAGTGTTGGCCTGGTCCATATTTAATAAAATTAAAAGCTTCCCAATATTTTAATGGCATAATGTTAAACATTCTACGATAATCTTCAACTGCAGGATTTTGGGCATCATACACATCTTGCCACAAAGACTGTAGCTTTAATGATTCTTCGCTTTTATCTGCCTCTATGTCTGTTTTTTTAAACTTAAAATCTACACAATCTCTATAGTCTGGCATAAGTTGTTGGTATCCAACATAAGCTGGATTCCAGTGGTATCTTTTGCCATCTGGAGATAATTGTCCCCATGGGGCAACCTCTCCCAATACGCTGTCAAGTCTGTTTATAACATCAATTTCTGGTTTTATAACGTCTCTATAAACAACAATTCCTGTAGCCACTTCTTCTTTGCTAGACCATGTTTGCATTACTTGTACTCTCTTCTTGACCAGACATTCTTTATGTATACCCCACCGTCGGGAACCCTATACTTTTTCATGTTGTCATTCATTTTAGCATAAATGTCATTTTGAGACAATAGCTCTATTTCACTTTCCCAATCTTCTCTTTTAAATGGGATAATTTGCATATATGGGGTTCCAGCTTTAATTGTGCCTTCATATCCATCAACAACAAAAAATGGGAATGTTCCAGACAAATGAACTTTATCGTTATCTACAATCCCAGTAGTATTTAAAAATGGAAGATCGAATCTATTCATTGGTGTCATATATATACAGCTGTATCCTTCTGGAACCTCTAGACCCCAATCTGGCTGCCAAGCAAAGTGATACTTGTAGTAACCCTTTGGGTGCTCAAACTGTGGCATGGGTGGCCTTCTTGATACGAAGTCTCTGCAGTTTAATTCTGAAACCTTGACATCAATATTTCCCTGACTGTCTTTAAAAAATGTTATGTCGCATGGTGTTTTTAAAACGTAACCTGTTGAGAACCCATCCATAATTGCTGGGCAAGCTTTCCAAGTTGGGATCTTGCCATAATCATCCTTAGTTCCTTCTTTTGGAAATGGACAAACCGCTTTAGGAGCTTTAAAATAATCTCCGTTTGGCATCTTAGCAAATCTGTCTGCCTCCTTGTACCACTTTGGCATCACGGAGTGTGTTGTGGCAGGAGTTGACTTGCTATCTTTTTTTAACCAGGGCCTGAATGACCTAAAAATTATTTTCATTACTTATGACCGATTTCATTAATGTCTGTCATAATAACAACACAATACTTAGTTCCCTCTTTCATTGGCAATGACGCATGTTCATAAATATAGTTTGATGGGAATATTGCAATATCTCCAACTTTTGGGGTATGAATATGATTATCTAATCTTGGAAATTGTATCTCTCCACCCTCGTAGTCATCGTTAATATAAATTACTGCAGATACAGTACAATTATATGCTGGCCCATGGTCGGCATGAATTCTAAAATGCTTACCTTCTCCTTCATACTTTACAAAGTTAAATGCTTCATAATATACAACATTTATCCCCCAGTATCTTGCGTAATCATCAATACAAAATTTTAACTTCTCATAAATTTCATTATGTAAATCAATTAATGGAGCATTAAATTCATTTTTAGGGCCAAGGTTTTCTGGCTTAAATTTAAAATCTACGCAGTCCCTTGCCTTTTTAATCGGAACTACAGAATTTGTTACTTGAGCCTCTGACCATCTATATCTGGCCCCATTAGTTAAGTTGTCTTCAAGTATCTTTATATATCTTTCTGCGTCCTCTTTTGAAAAAGTATTATGATAAATGTTTAGACCTAATCCTGGATTAGTAGTTGTAATAGTACTGTTAACTCTTCTTTCTGGCAGCCTATTAGAAGCTGTCTCAGATCTATCTTTATTAAACCAGTGGTCTTGTGGGTCTTGATAATTCATTGTTTTTCCTACCTTTACAAACACATTGTATCATAATAAATATTTTATTATGTTTAATCAGGAAACTCTTGTTCCTGATTCTTTTACTGACTGACTAGAAACTATTATAAACTTACAATTCTCACGAAAATCTTTTAGGTTGTGAGATCCGCAATACGACATTCCGCTTGTCAAGTTATTAATCATTTGATTAATTGTATCCTCAACACTGCCTCTTTTTTCTACTTTGCCATGAACACCCTCTACATGCAAACGACTTGCATCTTCTGGCTTTTTATCCATTAAATCTAGTTGTAAGCTAAGAGATGCCGTTCCTCTAAATTCATTACTTGCACATTCTTCATGACCCGCAAACATGGATCCCATCATTACTGCACTTGCGCCTGCGGCTAAAGCTTTTACAATGTCGCCAGTTTGCTTTACTGCGCCATCTGAAATCAATCCGTTTATTTCATTTGATTTAATATTGTTATAAACATCCATAACTGACGCAAGAACTGGAACTCCAAATCCAGTAGCAAATCTGGTATTGCATGCTGCTCCGCCACCGATACCTACTCGTACTGAATCTGCTCCAGAATTCATTAAATCATCATATGCTTCATAGGAAGAAACATTTCCAATCATTATATGAGTGTCATTTGGAACAGATGATCTAAGTTGTTTTACAGCATTTATACAAATATCTGTGTGGGCAAATGCCGTATCTATTAGTAATGTTTTTATGTTATGAGATAAAATATTATTAATAAAATCAGAATTGTTTGCCTCTTCAATATTTACAGAGAATCCTAATTTATTGTTTGATGGCAACAACCTAGACAATTCTTTTAGCTGACTAAATCTATTTGCAGAATTCTGCCACCTATTTATAAACCCCATCCCGCCTCTATTAATTATTTTATAAATCATTTCATTGGTACTTATAAAATCCATTGGTGCCATTAAAAATGGAATATCTAAATTAATATGCGCTGCTGGGTTATTTGGATTTCCTAATTTTGTTTTAACATCAACACTAGACCTACTAACAACACTTGATTTTTTAGGAACAAGTAAGACGTCGTCAAAACAAACGCTGTTAGTAGCAGTGTCTAGATGCATCTTAGTCTTTTAAAGATTTCCAAGGGTTTGGAGGTAGTTTTAAACTTGATTCCAGAAACCAATTCCATTCTTGATGCTTAGATAACCTTTGAGATAAATGTTGAACAAGTCCGTGCTCACCAAATCTGATTGCGGTTGATATTAATATTTTTATTTCTTCAATCATTTTTTTATTTATTGGAACTAAATGAACAGCCATTTCGACTCCACAATAAGTGTCTGGCTTTACATTTCCCAAGGTCTGGTATTCGGCATACTGTTCTAAAGTATATAATGCTTCTATGTTTAACTTCCTTAACCAATTGGAAGTTTCATCTACTGCCTTTTCTGAATCTTCATAAATATCTCTATATACAATTCTAGATTGTCTCATCAAAACCGACTCTGTGTTCCAAACAAATCCCCGAACAAGATTTGTGAACACAATAGAGTTAGCCTGAAATGTTTTTAATGGCTTGCTTAATTCATCCACTATTAATTACCCTTCTAATAATAAGAGGTTATAATAATAACACATTAAAAAAAATGTGTCAATACTAGATGTTTAAAAACTGACTAATTTTATTTATTAAATCTGGATCGTCGTAATCAATTTTAATAAAATTAGGATTGCTTGACAGATTACTGTTAATGCTGCTAACGTGAGCATCATATATTGTAGAAAGCTCTTCATTCGTTAGATCAAGCATATTTGTTTTGCCTGTTTGCTGATAAAAGTTGCAGAAAAATTCTTCAAATAAATAATCAGGCACATGGCTAACATAAAGGTCTTTTACATAATTCATTTTTTCAAGCCAAGCTTCTTTGCTTATATCAATAAAAATAAACTTAGTATTATTATCTTTTTCAAAAGCATACTGGTGTATAAAAGAAGATGGGAATTCTATAAAAGCATCAACATTTGCGTATTTAGAATCAAAGTATTCTTTTGCACCATTGATATTTTCTTCATATTTACCTAAAGAGGTTTGATAACCTATTCCTTTAAAAAAATATTCATAGCTTATATTCTTAAGAGAAAAAAGAGATGCAATCTCTTCTCCTCTGGACATGTTTAATGACACTACGCAAATTTTCATGTATCTATTATATCATTTTCATTATTATTGTCAACTGAATCTGTGGGTCTATCATTACCTAATCCGACGTGATCAGCGCATCCACACATCCAACACATTTATCCAACCACCTTTTCTATGGAATATTTTATATCATTCCATATATCTTCCATGTCTTCACACCCTACAGACAGTCTAATCAGGTTGTGGGGGACCAGGGGACTCTCTAGTGGCCAACGCCTTCTTCTTTCCCACAAAGACTCTACGCTTCCAAGGCTTGTAGCATATCCTATTAGTTTTGAAGAATAACATATCTCATCAACTTCGATTTCTGTTGCATCAATTTCAAAAGATACGACTCCTCCAAATCCAGGATAATATACTTTGTTAACTTTAGGATGGTTTTGTAGTCTCCAAACCAATCCTCTTGCGTTATTCTCAGACTTTTTAAATCTTAAAGGGAAAGTTCTTATGCCTCTCAAAGAAAGCCAGGATTCAAATGGTGCTGCTATAGTTCCGTTTATTTTTCTTTCAAACTCTATCTTCTCAAAAAGGTCATTGTTATTTGTAGATATAGATCCAATTAATACGTCGCTATGACCCGATAAATATTTTGTAACGGAATGTAATGAAATATCTGCACCCAGTTTAAGTGGCTGCTGATTAATTGGTGTCGCAAATGTATTATCCACTACAACAATAATATTTGATTGTTTAGCGCAATTTATTAAAGTTTCTAATTCTGCAATATCTAACATTGGGTTTGTAGGAGATTCTATCCACAACATATATGCACCTGCAAGATTTTCTATAACTTCTTCTGTATTTGCTATATCTACAAATCTTGCAATTATTTTATTTTCATCATTTAGTTTTTTTAATGTGGCGTTTACTCCAGCATAACCTTGGTTTGATGCAACCACAATATTTCCAACTGGTACCGTTGATAAAATAGAACTCACTGCAGACATCCCAGAGCTAAAAGCTAATGTCTTTCCGCCCTCTAAAGATGATATTGCATTTTCTAAATCTTTACAGTTTTCATTTCCATATCTTGCATAGCCAATATCTCCTCCAGCATAATATGTAGAGTTAAGAGATATTGGAGTATTGAATGGACCATCTGGACTTCTATCTGGTCTTCCAGAATGTATAGATCTAGTATTAAATCCTGTCATTTTATCCCCATATCGCTGCCGAGCATTTTGTACACATGTCTGAATACGACTTAAGTATCATATCAGATCTTTCTTTACTATTCCAAATATCTTTTAGGCTAGTAGAATTTACGTTTCCATATACAGTTTCAAAATCATAGTCTGCACAACAAATAAACAGATCTCCGTTTGGATTTATGTGTACCCACTCATTTGTCCTGCTTCTTATTTCTATTCCGCCATTACACCCTATAACCTTTTTATTATCAGACTTTAAATATTTATCAATGGCAAACCTTTGCGTAAGTATTCCATATTTTTCTAAGTGTGCAGCTCTGTCATATAAATGATGAGAGGTGCTAATATCTAAACCTGGAAACATTATTTTAAACTGTTCTGCATCTCTTGCCAACTCTCCGTTATCATCATCTAGGTCTACTTTTGGCGCATTGCTTAAAAGGTCTAACCATCCACCATTTTTTGTTAGAGATGAATTATTTACCCCATTTACCATAAGGTGCAAATAAGGATTAAAAAGACCACTATTCTTTTTTTCATTTAAATATTTAACATTAGACACAACTTTATCAAAAAGTTTTATGTTCATATTAACGTATCTAGACCATCTTTCTGGTTCGGAAGCTGGTATGTTTAACAAGATTCCGTTAATAACGTCTTGATACTCTATAAGTAAATCAACTTTTTTCGGAGTTAACGCTACCCCGTTTGTTAAAATATTTGTTTTAAATCCATACTTTTTATAAACCTGCAGCATTTCTTCAAGGTGCTTATAAAGTAAAACTTCATTATAATTTGCAGAGTATGCTAAGTTTAAATTTGGATCTACAAAGTCTCCCTTGCCTTCTGTCAACTGTCTCAATATATTATCTAATTCAGATATCTCCATGTCTCTTATTGCTGATTTAGGGTTTCCCGCATAAGAAACTGGGCAGAACCAACAGCCAGCATTACAAAGTCCATTGACATCAATTTGAACTGCTTTAATCATATAATTATTCATACTGTTTTCTATCCCAATAATATTTTTTATAAAAATTATTTTCTTTATATTTATTATTTCTAGTATCACATTCTTCTAAAAGATTTTCATTTAATTCCATTGTCCATTGTTCTCTCATAAAAGGAATTATTTGAAATATAGGAGTTCCAGCTTTAATTATTCCTTCGAACCCCTCTTTTATAAAAAATGGAAGATTTCCTTTTGGCATTATAGAGTCTGAATCTACAATAGCCGACAAGGTTGTAAATGGCAAATCGTATCTGTTTATTGGATGACAAATTAATATACTATAATCTTTAGGAGTTTTTATAATGTACGGATTTTTCCATAAAAATTGTCTGCTATCATGATTAAATGGTATTGGCATATTTCCAATACTGCTACTATCACGCAATCCAATAACATCTAAATCATTGTTTAAATCTATGTCTTGTTTTAAAACCATAGAGTATCCAGAAATAAATCCATCTATAAAAGGCATGCAATGTTTTAGCATTAATGAACTTGGTTCATCTTTATACCATTGTGGTATTATTTTTTTTGCAGGTACAAGACTCATCTTTGTCTCATTTTCTTGACAGTAAAATTCAAGCTGCATGTTAAGATTATATCTTATAGACTAATGCTTGTCCAGTAGGTAATTCTAAAATATTATCTACTCCAAAGAAATCATTCATTGCTTTTCGTGCTCCTGGGGTTTTATCTGATCCATAATCGTCACATATCAATACCCCGCCTTTAATTAGTCTTGGCCAAAAATATTCTATAGAATTTTTGGTGGGGTCATATAAATCAACATCTATATTAACATAGGAATATTGTTCATCATTAAGTTTATCAAATACCTCTGGGATCCAGCCTTTATATAAATCTACATTATCAAAGTTTTTTAATATTTTCTCTGCAAATGATATACTTATAGATAATTTTTTAGACTTAAAATAATCGCTATCATATTCACCAGGTTCTGAGACACCCTCAAAAGAATCTACCCCTATGAATTTGTTTTTACAAAGATCCGCTACAAAAAACATAGACATTCCAGCATAAACACCGCACTCAGCAAAATTTCCTTTGTCTTTTTGCTGAGTGGCTAGTTGTCTTAATATGTATAATCTGGCATATAAAGAATTATTAATTTCATTATTTATTCCTGCTAGAATGTTAAATTGATTAAACAATGAAACAAACTTAGCATCTTGTTGCCAAGATGAGATATATGAATCCACGTTACGAAATTACTAAATAATTTCCAACTAGGAACCAAGCATGTGGGGCTGTTCTAATTTCATAAACATCTCCCTCATCAAGTATTTCAATCTTTTCAACTGGAACATATGAAACCTTTCCAGAGTTGCTATCAATATTTACAAGAATATCTCCTACAACAATATCTTTAGGTTCTTTAGTACCAATTCCAACTTCATTTTTAATAAAGATTGGCTGATATGGTGAGAATAAATTTTCACCATCATTTAATTTAATTAACTGCTTTTGGCTTAACTCGCTCTTAACAACTTCTGTTTCAATAAATTCAACATTATCAGATATTGACACGTTGTTTAGTGTATCAGAATTTGTTAAATAACTTGGGTCAACTGTAAGCAAAATATCTCCTACCTTAATGTCTTCAGCATTAACATATCCATTGCTGGTAAGGATTTTAGATTTTGCATAGACACACTTATATCCCTTAGAGAAAGTTGGGAAGTATGGTGGGAAGAATGGGAAGAATGGGAAGTACGGGAAGAAAGGTGGGAAGAATGGGAAGAATGGGAAGTACGGGAAGAACGGTGGGAAGAATGGGAAGAATGGGAAGTACGGGAAGAACGGTGGGAAGAATGGGAAGAATGGGAAGTACGGGAAGAACGGTGGGAAGAATGGGAAGAATGGGAAGAATGGGAAGAACGGTGGGAAGAATGGGAAGAATGGGAAGAACGGGAAGAACGGTGGGAAGAATGGTGGGAAGAACGGGAAGAACGGTGGGAAGAATGGGAAGAACGGTGGGAAGAATGGTGGGAAGAACGGTGGGAAGAACGGGAAAAACGGTGGGAAGAACGGTGGGAAGAACGGTGGGAAGAACGGTGGAAAGAACGGTGGGAAGAACGGAGCTAAAGTTGTTATGCTGCTAGTTGTTGCTCCAGCAGAAGGCCCATTAGCGTTTGTTGCGGTAACAGTATAAGTTTGCGAAGTTCCTGCGGTATCTGAAATTACTACTGATGTTGCTGAGGCTGACAAGTCTCCTGAAGAAGATCCATCGCTACCAGTAACATTGTGTTTAGTTATTGCTTTTCCTCCGTTTGCCCCAATAGTCCAGCTAATTGTATTTTGATTAATTCCAGCTGTAGCAGTAACTGATTGTGGAGACTGAGGAACTGTAGTAATTGGAACAGATGAACTTGTTGTAGGAGAAGAAGATCCAGCATTATTTGATGCAACTACGGTGAATGTATAACTACCTGCAGATAAGCCAGTAAATGTATAAGATGTATTAGTGGTTGTTTGGCTTGATGATGCAGGAGTTGTAGTAATTGTATAAAGAGTTGCTGGTGGAGATGCTGCTGGCAAAGACCAGCTTAAAGAAGCGGCTCCATTTCCGTATGGTCTACCTGTTCCTACGTCGGAAGCAGATAATCCAGTTACAGCATTTGGCTCTAAGAAATTATCTTGAGCTGAAGACTTTCTTCCTCTTCTTTTACTTGATGCCATCTTCTTCTCCTTTTATATTAATTCTATTAGGCTGACAAATCTCCAGCTAGCAACCAAGTATTTGTTGCTACTTTTGTTAATGTTGCCGATGAATAAGTTGTTCTTAACTTTAGCCCTGGTGTAGCTAGAATTGAAACTGTACCGTCTGCGGCTGCAAAACTTGCACCCGTTCCTGCAGATTGATAAAAATCAATTGAAGTTCCTACTGGGTAGGCTGTTGTTGAATTTGTTGGTACTGTTATTACATATGTTCCAGATACTGGTATTAATTGATCTCTTAATGAGAGTCCTCCAGTTGACAAATTGTATGCTGCTGAAATTGTTGTACCAATTGTAGTAAGTGAAGGAACGCCTTGTTTTGTCTGAGTTCCATCAGTAAATACTACGCCTGCAACTTCAACGTTATTTACTGCAAGATTGTCTAGAGATCCCTGTCCAAAATTTACAGTTGTTGCTGGCTCATCTGCTACATCCTTGAAAATCTTCCACTTGGAATCAGAAACGTCTCTTACAATACCTGCGTGTTTTGCTGTGCCGTCTGTATATGCTACAACAAGACCAAGGTCTACGGTATTTGCCGCATTTTGATGAGCAAGCTGAACCATGTTATCTTCAATAACAATAGATGTTGAGCTTGCATTAAATGTTGTACCATTTACTGTTAAATTTCCGTCAACAGTCATATTGCCGTCAACTTCTAGGTTTCCAGTAAATGTTTGATTAGCAGCATTCTTATATGCTAATTGTGATGTATCAGAAATTCCGTGTACTGATGTTGTTGCTGAAGTATGAGATGTTACAGTAGAAGAAGCAGCCTTAGCATCAATCTGTGTTTGTACTGCTGAGGTTACTCCATCTAAATATCCTATTTCAGTTGAGCTAACATTTCCAACAGATGTTGTGGACGGAAGTACTACCGTACCAGTAAATGTTGGAGAAGCGATTGGTGCATAAGTTGAAGCAGCTGTTGCTGATGCAAGCTTAGTGTCAATCTGTGCCTGAATTCCAGAAGTCACTCCATCTAGATATCCAATTTCTGTTGAGCTAACATTTCCAATTGCTGTGGTGCCAGGAAGTGTTACCGTACCAGTAAATGTTGGGCCAGAAGAAGGAGCCTTGGATCCAAGATCTGATACCAGGTTGGCAATCTTAGACTGTTCAATTTCTGCTGAAGCATTAATATCAGCATTTACAATTGTTCCATTTGCAATCTTTGCAGAAGTTACTGCTCCGTCATTAATTTTTTCAGTTGTTACAGCCAAGTCATTGATCTTGGCAGTTTCTACTGCCGAAGATGCTAATTGTGCTGCAGCAACTGCTGAGTCTGCAATTTTATCAGATGTTACCGCATCATTTGCAATTTTAGCTGTTGTAACATTTAAATCTGTAATTTTTACAGTAGTTACAGAATCTGCAGCAAGTTTATCTACTGTCACAGAAGTGTCTGCAATTTTTGCTGTAGATACAGAACCTGCAGCAAGCTTATCGCTGGTTACAGATAAATCATTTATCTTTCCTGTAGTTACAGCCAAATCAACAATTTTTGCTGTAGAAACTGTATTGTCTGTTGGAGTTCTGGTATCAGACAAACGAGCATCATCTGTATACACAAGATTTGCTGTATTTGTTATACCATGTATGCTGGTTGTATCATCAGCATGTGATGTTAAAGCTGTCCCAGCAGTTGTTTCTGCAGCAGATTGAGCTGCTGATGCAGCATTATCTGCATAAGACTTGGTTGCCAAATCTGCAGTATTTGAAATACCATGTACGCTAGTTGTGTCTGCGCTGTGATTGCTTAATTCTGTTGCTGCAACTGTGCCAACATTATCTGCATAAGCTTTTGTTGCAAGAAGAGAAGTATCTGCTATTCCGTGAACATTATAAATAGTATTATTATGTCCAGTTAAATTAGACGATGCAGTATTCCCATATCCTTCTATTAAATTATCTACATATGCTTTATTGGTAGCATGCAAAGCTCCTACTGGATCGCCGCTTAGTGTTAAAGCTCCAGTCATCGTATCCCCAGCCTTAGAAACCTTAGTTCCAATGCTGTTGCTTACAGTAGTCGCAAAACTTGGATCGTCTCCAAGTGCTGCTGCCAACTCATTAAGAGTATTTAATGCAGCTGGTGAAGAATCTACTAAATCTGCAACCTTTTGGTCAGCGTATGCCTTAGCATCCACCTCAGCTTGATCTGCGTAAGCTTCATAAGCATTAGTAATTGCTGTTTCACGACCAGCAACATAAGCTTCATAAGCAGTGGTGATTGCTGTCTCACGAGCATCAGTGTAAGCTTTAGCATCTACTTCAGCTTGATCTGCGTAAGCTTGATAAGCGGTGGTAATTAACCCTTCACGTGTATCTGTATAAGCTTTAGCATCTCCTTCTGCCTGATCTGCATAAGCTTCATAAGCAGTGGTGATTGCTGTCTCACGAGCATCAGTGTAAGCTTTAGCATCTACTTCAGCTTGATCTGCGTAAGCTTTTGTAGCAAGGTCAGCTGTATTTGCTATACCATGTACGTTAGTTGAATCATTTTCGTGATTCGAAAGATTTGTTGCAACAGTTGTAAAGAATGTAGGGTCATCTCCAATTGCTGCTGCTAATTCATTTAAGGTATTTAATGCACCTGGTGCTCCATCTAGCATGGCAGTTACTGCCGCATTTACTGCGTCATTAATTGCTTGAGTTGCTGTTAGCTCTTTCCAGTTTGCATTTGTGCTTGCAGGGGTTGATTGAAGCACATATGATGTTCCATTGTCTGACTGAATTGCAATATCGCCTGGTTCAACAGTAAGGGCAAGACGAGCTGCTTGGTCTGCAACAGAATGAACTGTAATTTTTGCAAGTGGCGGCAAGTTCTGAGCTTTAATGTAGCCACTGGCATCTAATTGTGGCACTCCGTCTGGCTGGCCATAATCATCTGTAGTTAATGGTGTACCATCATTATTGACGATAGCATAATCTAGATTTCTCCAGTTAGTTGAGCCATCACCAATCTTAATTCTATTTGTGTCTGTTTCAATAGCAAGCTCGCCTGCTGCTAATTGTGGATTTGCGTCATACCAATCTTGGTACTCGCCTCGTCTAAGTTGAATTCTTACTGTTGCCATTTTATTTTATACCCCTATATTAGAATTATACCACTTGCTTATTTTACTAGGAAATGACTCCTGAATCAAACGTAAGAGCAAATGATGTACTGCTTGGGGAACCGCCATCGGCATATTTCGTAGCCTCAGTCACTACCCCGTCTCCACCAACTGAATATATTGGTGAACCATTATAATCAATAGCCAAGCCAATATCATTGAATCCTATATCATTTGAGTCTGATATATCAATCCATTGACCATTAACCTGAATTCTTAATTTATTATTATCTGTATTAAATACTAGGGGTACTGAACCTAGTGTAACCTGTCCAGACTGGACTACTAGATTATTCTTAACCTTAAAATCTCTATTTGTTGTTGCCACGAGTTCAATATCCCCCGAATTTTAGGTGGGGGATTTTGTGTCCCCCACCAATTTAATTATTTAGTTGTTATGCTATTAATGTTCCAGCAATTGTTACAGTGCTGTTGTTATTTAGAGTTGTTACTCTAATTCTAAAATGAGTTCCATCATGATCTGCTGTAATTGTTGACAAAGATCCGTTTGTTCCAACAACTCCATATTCTGTCATATGAACATTATTGCTTGTATCTGAAGTTACAAGGATTTCAGATAACTCTGTGTGGGTACCATTTGCAATTTTAACGGTGAATTTACCGCTCTTATAAGCTGTATGGTTCCATTGATAAGCAGTTACTGTACTAGCTGTAGGTACAGAGACTGTGGCTGCAACATTTTTAGCAACACCATTAAAGTCAATTGCTGCATATACTGGTTCTGCTACTGCATTACCAGCAAGTATTGCTCCGTCTGTATAAGAATTTGCTGAAGCAACTGCATCAGATTCTGCTTGATCTACATACTGCTTTGTAGCTGCCTCAAGAGCATTTACTGGATCTGCATGTAGTACCAGAGCGCCAGTCATTGTTCCGCCAGCTGTTGCTAGCTTAGTTGCAATGCTGTTTGCTACTGTAGTAAAGTAATTTGCATCATCATTAATTGCTGCTGCAATTTCATTTAATGTATCAAGAAGTGCTGGGGCACCATCTACAAGAGCTGAAATTTGGCTGCTAACCCATGTCTTATCAGCAGTAACTGTTGTATCAATTGAGAATTCACCAGTTCCTGAATTGTATGATAAACCATTACCAGCATTTACTGATCCACGAGCACGAGTATCTGTATAGTAAAGATTGGATGCACCCTCTTCAATATCATCTGTGTCTAAGGCATTTATTGCGCTATCTGTATAAGAAGCAGCGTTTCCTTCAGCTGTAGATGCTGCGCCATATGCATCATATGTATTTGCAGATACATTAATAATTCCGTCTGCGGCATTATATGTTATTCCAGTTCCTGCAGATACTGCATTTCTTGCACGACCATTTGTAAAGTATAAATTAGATGAACCTTCTTCAATGTCATCTGAATCTAAAGCATCTACTACTGTACTTACTGCATTATCGGCGTAGGTTTTTGTAGCAATTGTATTATCTACAGAAATTACACCTGTTGAGTTGTCATAGCTAATTCCTGTTCCGCCAGAAACTGCTTGACGAGCTCTTGTGTCAGTAAAGTATAAATTAGATGTTCCCTCTGCTAAATCATCAGTATCAGAATCTGCTACTCCGTTTTCAGCAGTAATTGTAAGACCAGCACCAGTGCCAGTAATTGTAATATTTGTTAAGTTAGCATTTGTTAATAAATCTGCTGCAGAAGTTTTAGCACGAGCATCCGTAAAATATTGATTTGTACCTTCTGCTAAATCACCAGTATCATGATTTGAAATATCTGAAACTGTACCTGTTACGTTACCAGTTAGATTTGCTGTAATTGTTCCAGCTGAAAAATTACCAGAACCGTCACGCTTAACAACCTTGTTAGCTTCATTTGCGGAGGTTGCGGTACCGCCAATAAGATCGATAATATAATTTTGATCATCGGTCTTCTTTGTTAATATATCAAAACCGCCTACGGTAGCGCTACTTCCTTCAACTACCAGGCCATTTTTTACTCTAAAATTTTTATTTACTGTTGCCACTCTGACAACCCCCTTATTTAAGCCTTAAGCGCAGTCCGCACAAATCTGGCTGTAACAGCCGAAGTTGTGGGGGTCACGCATAAACTAATTATACCTGAATTTACTTCAAATGTGATGTCAGCTAAACTATTTGAAGTATTTGATATGATGTTGGATTCTGATACATTAATATCAGTTCCATCATTCAATAGCAGGTAGTCAGATGAAACATATTCACTACCTTTTGTTATTTGTAAGCTGTATTTAATTGTTCTATAAAGGCTAGCAGACCAATTATCTATAGCTGTTTTGTTTTCTATTCCAGTTATAGTTAAATCGTTATTGCCTTCCAGCCCTAATAATTCTAAAGTCGCATCTGATTGATTGTCTAAATCAAAAAGTTGTGACTCTAAAGATGATATTTTATAGTCTAAAGATGTAGTTACATTTGAGCCATCTACTCCAACTTTAGCTTGTAATGCTTCTAACGCATCGTTTACATTTCCATGCAAAGCGGCATGGCCTGCCATGCTGTCTGTGCCTTGTGGATTATTTAAATTATCTAAACTTGCTGGAAAATTAGTTGCCAACTTGGCCTCCGTCTAGCAACGTCAAGTTTGCAAAACTTGGATCGCTATATACTGAATCTGGATCACCGCCATCAAGTCCAATTATAACAGGAATTGTTTCATCTACAGACTCAATGTTGTTGATATCATATGTAAAATTAATTGTTTCTTGTATATCTATAGTATGAACGTCTCCGTCATAACTATGGGTATGCATGTAAAATGGAGCAGGCTGTTTGTCCATAGACAGCTCCCAAACTTGCCCGTTCCATTTCCATGAAACATTGCCACTTGTATGCTTTTGGTTAAGTGTTGGATTTAAAGGAAAAATTGTGGGCATCTTCTAATTATACCTCTAAATATATTATTACCACTTATTAAGTGGACATTTTGCATCTTTTAATTTAGTTTTTAAAAACATAAAGCATCCACATTGCTTACAGGTAGATGTTTCTTTTATTAATTCAGGGCAAGAAAGGCATGTATTAAATCTTTGTGACGACTCTTCTTCTGAAGATGTAGAAACTGATGGGTCAACTTTATGCCAGGGCATACCGTAATTATTAGATAAATTTAAAGCCTCTAAATCTTTTTCTATTTCATCAGGCTTTTTAGGCTCTAAAAAATACTCAGATAGATCTATACTGTTTTCCATAATTAAATTATATCATTCTGTAATATGTCTAGCAAGGGTAGTTTCCTCCTCCGCCTCCGCAAGATCTGACATCTGAAGTTATGCATGACCCAAATCCTATAAATGTAGGAGAGGAACATATTTGATATGTTCCATCTGAACAAAGTTTCCTGGTTCCCTCATAAATTCCTTGATATGAGTCCTCGCCATTACATGTAGGAATAATAACTTGATATGGCTCGCAATTTCCACAACTAAAAGATTGGAATGATGGTGGGAAGAATGGCGGGAAGAATGGGAATGATGGTGGGAAGAATGGCGGGAAGAATGGGAATGATGGTGGGAAGAATGGCGGGAAGAATGGGAATGATGGTGGGAAGAATGGCGGGAAGAATGGGAATGATGGTGGGAAGAATGGTGGGAAGAATGGGAATGATGGTGGGAAGAATGGCGGGAAGAACGGTGCAAAGTAAGGTGGGAAGAACGGCGGGAAGAATGGGAAGTACGGCGGGAAGAACGGTGGGAAGAACGGGAAGAATGGGAAGAACGGTGGGAAGAACGGCGGGAAGAATGGAGGCGCTACATATCTATAATAGACAAAAGGAACAGTATCTCCCAATAAAGAAACTGAGTTTTCTGAAACTCCTTGACTTTGAATTAAATTATCAAGATTAATATTTGCAGTATCTATATATGATTCTGTATAATTTAACCCTAAAGAATTTAAATCGTTTTTAGCTTGAGACCTAGATTTTCCAGATAAATTTGGAACATTTCTTTTTCTTCTTCCGTGTCTACCAAATAGACTAAACATATCATACGCTCAAATCGCCCATGGCGACCCAAGAATTTAATGCTCTTTTCACCAGGGTTGCTGAACTCCATTTAGCTCTCAATTTCAATCCAGGAGTTGCGTCTATGGTAAATCCAGATCCTCTAAGAGTAACCTGAGAATCACCTGTTTGTAATATATTAACCGTAAACCCTACTGCAAATGAAGATGAGTCTACTATGTCTAAAAATCCTCCGCCAGACATTTCAATAAGTTTTCCTAAATCTCCAGGAACAACAATATAGGTTGCTGCCTGTGGATTTCTTACTGTAAGCTTATCAAGCTTAGTGTCAAGTGCTGTTTGTGTGGCAGTTGAAACTGGTTTGTTAGCATCAGATGTATTGTCTACATTTTCAAGACCAACCATTGATTTTGTAATTCCAGAAACTGTACCAGTAAAGGTCGGAGAAGATAGTGGAGCATAAGTAGCAATTGCGTTGGATTGAGTCAAGTATGTAGAAGAAGCTAAAGAAGAATCTAATTTATTTCCTATAGCATTACTTATTGTTGTAGCGTAATTAGGATCATCTCCTAATGCTGCCGCCAACTCATTAAGAGTATTTAAAGTTTCTGGAGCGGAGTCTACAAGATTAGATATTGCAGTATTGACATAAGTTTCAGTAGCATATCCAGTCAAGCTAGGTATTACTGGCTTATCCGTTAAATCATTATAGCTAGTTATAATCTCTGTATCTCTTGCAATTGAATCTGGAATTTGAATGTCTGGTATCTTTGCGTTTCCGTCTAATGTTGCAACTCCATCTTGAACTCCTCTTTGGGATAATGGAATAAACTCACCAGTTGTATTAGACAAGTTAAATGCTAAGTCGTCTAATTGTTCTTGAACTGAACTTGTTGTGCCGCTTAGTCTTTCTACATCTATAGATGTTAAATTAGCAGAAGGTAGAGTGTGCCACTCTGTATCATAATCGATTGCAGAAGATTTTATTAAAAATTGTCCAGCAGTTCCACCTTCTGATACGCCTGGTCCAGATTCACCTTGAATGCCTTGTGGGCCTTGTAAACCTTGCTCACCCTGAATTCCTTGTGGCCCTTGTAATCCTTGCTCACCCTGAATTCCTTGTTGACCTTGAATACCTTGTGGACCAGGTTCGCCTTGCTCTCCTTGAATACCTTGTGGACCCTGGTCTCCTTGTGGACCCTGAATTCCTTGTAATCCTTGTGGTCCAATTTCTCCTTGTATCCCTTGAGGTCCCTGTGGGCCAACTTCACCCTGAATACCTTGTTCTCCTTGGATTCCTTGCGGTCCTTGAGGTCCTTGTGGTCCAACAATTTGTCCAACATTATTCCATAGAGATCCGTCCCAAACATAAAGATCTCCGTTATCTTGATTAATATAACTATCACCAATTACATTACCTGTATTAGGTAAAGAGGTTTCATTAGTTACAGATCCCTTTAATACTATAGATGTTCCAGCAGAGCCTTGTATTCCTTGCTCTCCCTGAATTCCTTGTGGTCCTTGAGGTCCCTGTGGGCCAACTTCACCCTGAATACCTTGTGGGCCCTGAATGCCTTGTGGACCAGATTCACCTTGTTCGCCTTGAATTCCTTGCGGTCCTTGAATTCCTTGTAATCCTTGTGGTCCCTGTAAACCTTGTTCACCTTGTGGCCCCTGCGGTCCTGGTATTCCTTGAGTGCCACCTGCTGGTCCCGCTGGACCTGCTGGGCCTTCTGGACCAAGGGAAACTTCTACCCAGTATGTGCCATCATAAACATAAAGTTTAGCGTCATCATTGTCGTACCAGATTTTTCCTTCATAAGATATTTCTGGAGATGGCAGTGTTGAACTTACATGTGCAAATGCTTGTGCACCTAAATCCTGCCATTGATTTCCTGAGTAATATCTTGCTTTTTGAGATACTGTATTAAAATACAGATCTCCCTCAGAGGCAGATAAAGGGTCAAACTCTAGTCCAGATAAGTTTAATGGGACTTTAAATTTACGAGCCACTATTAAACTCCTATCCGATTACTACTACTCTATACTCTCCAGCTGAAGGTGCTACAGCAAATTTAATAGTTACCGCCGACGTTGAAGTGTGTTCAACATCTGCTTCTATTTGGGCATATGGAGAAGCAACCTCATAAATTTGAACAACAACATCTTTTGTGCCGAGGTTGTGTGTTACTGTATATGTTGTAGCTGATGTGCTAAGTGTTTCTTTATATTTTCTTGTTATCTCGTGATAGTTTGTTCCATCATTTGATAATGTCCACTGATCAGATGTTTCATTCCAAAGGATCTGTACATCGTCTTCTGTGCCTCTATGAACCTTTATGCCTGCATCTACAGAGGGAGCCTGAGTATGAGGCATATCGCTATTCAAATTAATTATATTGTCTGATATATTAACCTGAGTAGTATTTACAGAGTTAATAGAGCCTGTTACATTTAAGCTTCCATTAACTTGAAGGTTTCCGCCTATTGTTGTATCTCCAGTAACGTCTAACCCACCATTTAGGTCAGTAGATCCTGTTACTTCAAGATTGGATACTGCAGTAACTTCACCATTAAATGTGGCTGTGCCATCAACAACAATAGACGAATTGAATGTGGCTGCACCAGTTACGTCTAAAGTGCTTGCAAAGTCTGCTGCTCCTGTAACATCTAATGTTCCAGAAACATCTGAGTTTCCATTTAAATCGAGATTTCCATTAATTTGAACATCATCATTAAATGTTGATGTTGAGTTGGCTGTAAATATTCCATTAACAGTAGAAGTAGAATTTGCTGTTACTGCACCATCAAATTGAGATGATCCATCTACCTCTAAAGTAGAATCAAGTTTTACAGCTCCACCAACATCTAAAGTACCTGTTGTTATGTCAACATTTCCATTTAATGATGTATTTCCAGAAACTGTAAGTGTATTATTTAGTGTTGTTGCGCCATCAACATCTAGTGTTGATTGTAATTCTGTTGCACCATCAACATGTAATGTGCTATTTAAGTTTGCAGAACCATTTAATGTAGTTCCACCCGTAACTTCTAAAGTTCCGCCAATGTCTACATTGCCAGTTGTGTCTAATGTATCAGCATCAATATTTGTTACATTAAGTTGCGATGGAAGAGAAAGGGTTGCATCTCCATTAGCAGCTTTTGTAACAGTAATTTGATTTGCTGTGCCAATAATATCGGCAACATCATGCTTATGATCAGCATGTGCAACATAAGGTGAAGATCCATGACTTACAGAATCTCCAAATTTTATTCTAGTTGTATAATTACTATCTCCAAAATCACCAGAGGCTGTTAGCCATTCTGTTCCATTCCAAAAATATAAAAGATTATCGTTTGAGTTATAATAAATTTGACCAGTAACTGGATTGCTTGGTGCAGTTCCTAAGTTCTGGATTCTGGCATTGAGTAGTTCATTCTTATTTAGGTCAATGCTAACCAAAAATTTTCTTGCCATTTTTCACTCCCTTTAAGACAGATGTGCTGTCCCTGAAAACGGCTGTGCCATTATCAGTGTAATTGTATTAAGACTATTATAGTCTATTCCCGTTTCTAATATGTCGCCAGAGCTAGACTTAACTGTTACATTTGGGTGGAACCCTAAATTATGGGATATAGCTATTTTATAAACATCCCCATCTAACACCAATTGAGCCATTTCCCATGAGGCTGTCAAGGATATCTGCTTATCTAAAATAAAGCTATTAGATATATTCCAAGTATTTGTAGAAGAATCTTTAGGACCCCAGAATCTAGTAGTGGTTTTATCAAAATAGAAGTCTCCAGGAACCCCAAGAGAATTGGATGGGTTTCCCTCTCCGCTAATAATTGTTCGTCCTGGTGCACCAGAAGCCCTGACAACTACTAAGGGGTTATCTTCGTTTACTATTAACCGTGTTCCCATTAAATTGTCACCGCTCTATTTAAAGTCATATATCCTTCTAAAAGTCTTGTCTTATTTACACTTGGGTCAATTAAAATTAAATCATATGCTGATTTTGGATAAAACATTTTATTAGTTCTGTCTGCTGATATAGAAATTGAAAGTTTTCCTTCTGTAGGGCTTATTGTTATTCCGTCGGATTCTGTTAATGTAAAAGCTATTTTTTTTCCACCCTGAGTATCTCTTACCTGCATTTTTGCTGTATGAAAATTAAGCTGTATCGGGTTCTCATCTTCATCAAGATATTGAACCTCAAAATTAAAAGTTGCATTTTGATCAACTTGAAAATTTTTCTGTGCAGCCATTTAGTACCCCTAAAATAGGAAAACTCCCATGCTCAATTTTAGCATAGGAGTAATCCTAATCAACTACTTAATTATGCCTTCTTTGTAAATCCAAAACTTGGCTCGTTTGGATTTAATGCCTTTAAAATAACTGGCAAGCAGGCTGCTATACCACCCTTAATTAAATCTCCTGGGTCTGTGTTACCAGTCATGTATAGAGCAATAGCGGCACCTAAAAAGTGACGACCATAGCTTGCTAACGCTGCTAGAATTTTTTCTTGCATTGTTACCTTTCCATCATTATTAAGATCTTCTTTCATTAAAGACCTCCTTATTTCTGGGTCTTGTACCCAGGAATTTTGGGTGTTAACCCAATATTAATTGTACCACTAAGCCGAAATATCTACAATTTCACAATTACCGTCAGAAGTGCAAGCAAGGGTCTGAGTTCCGCTAGTTCCATCTTCTGTTTCATAAAATGATAAATCTTCCCATCTAATAGACTTTGGCATTTTTGCAAGAAGCTCTTCGTATTCTTCTTTTGTTACTTCTTGATATGGAGCTTGTTTATATGAATGATCTGAGTGCGGTAGGAATGAGATTCCAGACACTTCATCAAAATGCTTATATACCCAAGCACCTACTTCCATCCATTCTTCTTCTTTAACAGATACAGTAATTGATGGTTTATGTTCACACCAGGAACGTTGATAAACAAGCCAAGTATTTAAATGATCAATTGCAGTTAAATCGTCTCGAACAATAGCGCCTTCTGGTGCTTTTACTGGAAACGAGAAAACGTATGTATCGTTTGGCTTCATGAAATCGTCTTCTACTGGAATTCCAACTTCTTTTAGAAATGTTGATAATGGATCTTTTTTATCACCACGAACTGTACGAATATAGTATTCAGAATGCCATGCATGCATTCCAGAAGATACTCCTACAAGTTGGGACACCGTTCCAGATGGCTTAACACAAGTAATTGCGGCAGACTCGTTAATTCCAATTCTATCTGCTTCTGCTTTATTAATAAATCTTGCAACATCCCTAATATCTTCTAAAAACTTTCCAAGCTTTGTCAAATCTTCTTTTCCAGACATAAACTTATGTCCAAACTGACCTGTTAGAGAAACTCCTAATAGTCTTTCTTCTTCAGTATTGTCTTTCCAAATTTTACGAAGATATTTGAAATCTGTGAGGGTTGACTGCCACGTTCCAAGAACTGTTGCCAACTTTACCTTATTCTCAATATCCTTTAATGAATCATTTTCACGAATTACAACTTCGGATAAATTACAGAACTGATAAGGGCGAAGGATAATTTCTGAGCATGGGTTAGTTCCATAGTGGATTTCTGGATCTCTGCGTCCCCATCTTGCTGCTTGCTTTTGAGCAGCGGCAACATTGTATATGCCACGCTCACCTGATTTTGAGTCATATAAATTTTTCCATTCCGCAATAAACTGCTCCATTTCTGGTTTGCGAGAATATGCTACTGAATTATTTGATAGTGCTCGTTGTGTGTTATTTTCCCACCAGTTACCAGACTTTGCTGCAGCCATTTCAATGTCATTAATATTGGACAAAGAAATCATTGCAGACCTTCGGACTCCGCCAACAACTACAACTTCGCCTATCTTACACATTATATCGTGTGCCTCAATAGGCTTCAACTGGCGACCTGCTGCTGACTTAAACTTTGCAATAGTAAAATCAAAAAGATTAATCAATGGCTGAGGTCCAGAAGATCTTCCACCCATTGTCTTAAGACGTGCACCTGCTGGACGAAGCTTAGATACATCTACAGATGGAATCTGTCCTGCCCATAGCATTGCAAGAAGTTCACGATATGCTTTTGCCCAACCAGTTTTAGAGTCTTCTACTACAATTGTCGTAGTAGATTTCTCAAATGATTCTGGAACGGCAGGTAGCTTATTAACATACTTGTATTCTACTGAGAACCCAACACCAGTTCCACACATTAAGATATACATAGTTTCATCAAACGATCTTGGCGAATCAACTGGAACAAATGAGCAGTTGTATCCTGCTACATGATCTCTGTCGAGGGCAGCACCAGCAGTCATTACTGCTCTCATTGATGGCATAACATTTCTGTCGTATACTGCTTCTTTTAATTCGTCTACAAGTTTTTTATCTGGTGAATAGTTAAAGTTTTTCTGTAGGTGGCTTAACATAAAATCAAAATATCGGTCTACAGTTTCTCCCCATTTTTCACGACGGTTCTCATCTGGTATCCATCTTGCATATCTAGATAATGCAATAAAATTTTCATAGGGGTTTTCAATAACTTTCGACATATAGCACCTTTTCTCCGCCTTGCGGTTTATTTTAAAATTAGTAAGAAGATAATTCTACCAAAGAAAAATCTAGAAGGGAAGTAGTTTGATTGTTTTTATAGTAAATAAACTATAACATTATTAGTTAACTATAAATATTTTTTTAGTCAACTAACTTGACATATATTATAAAACAATGTTATTATTATAGTCCGTTATCTCTAATGGAGGAAATGCCAATGGAGAATATAAAAGAAAAACTTAGTGATGTAATACATCATTATGTTGCAATAGCGGTTGGTTTAATGTTTTTATTTTCTGGTACGCCAGTTATTAACATTCCGCCCGCCGAAGCTCTGCCCGCAAAGGTGGAGTCTAAGACAGAAGCACAACTGAAAAGAGAAACGCTGGAAAAATTCAGCAATACTGTATACAAACCTTCGGAAATGTTAACAGATAAAGAGCTAATAAAACTTTTACAATCTGTTGGTTTTGAAGGAAGCGCCCTTAAAATGGCGTGGGCCATTGCCAAAGCGGAGTCCAATGGACGCCCTATGGCATACAATGGCAACAGGAATACTGGAGACAGTTCCTACGGAATTTTTCAGATCAATATGCTGGGAACTCTTGGCACAGATCGTAAAGAGAAATTCGAATTGAGATCAAATGTACTATTATTTGATCCAGTCATAAACGCAGAGATAACGTATTATATGACTCAAGGCGGAAAGAATTGGTCATCATGGCCAAATTCTATACCAAAAGCAAAGAAATTGATTACTCAATTTCCAAAGTAGTTAGGAGATAAATATTAAGATACAGATAGTGTCTAAATATTTAACTCTCGCAAGAGAGGGTCTTGTTCCACAGATGGATTGCCCACTGGACCAAGGCCTTCTTTTTGCAAATGAGGACGGGGAAGAACAAATATTTGTATACTGCCTTTCCTGTGACTATAAAAAATATATTGGAATTCACCTTTATAAAAATATGGAAGGTTTAATAAATGGAAAGTAAGTTTAATAAAGATTTAGTTCTAAATTTGTCTATGGTAATTCCATGTGTTCATATACCTAGAAGCTTTATTGCTGAAAAAGCAATTAATTATTTTGTTACATATTTAGAAAAGGCGAAATCTGAAGGCAAGACCATAGAAGAAATTTTGACTGACATAAATGCAGTAGAACAAAACAATGGATGAGCCACAAAATTTAGAAGATAACCTGCCTATGGTTAACTATATTATGCTTCATAGAATATACGATGTTTTAATGCTAGTAGCTAATTCTTTAGCAAAAGATGAAGACTCTAGACTTCAAATATCCAAAATGGTAGAATATCACAAAGAAGGATTTTTGCTGGGACCCTCCCCAGCATTTAGAGCGGAAGAGGATAAGAATGACTAGAGACGAAGTTGTAGCAATTATGACTGAAACCTTTAATGAAAGTAATAAGGGTATGGCGTTACAAGCTGGCATGTCTGAAGAAGAAGTTGCTAAGCTTATTGACCAAAGTACTCCTTCAATTAATTTTTCTTTAGGTTTAGTTTATGATGCTTTAGTTCAAAAAGATATTATAAAACAATAAAAAGTGGTATAATTATTATATGCCAAGAAACTTTGCCAAAAGAATTTATGGGCCATACTTTCCATATAATCATGGCTCAAAGCACCAGCCTGGTGAAAATGGCAAGCAGGACCTAGAGTCTAAAATAGAGCTAGCCTGGTTTAAATTAATATCTGTATTTAAAAAGAAGTAGCACGGGTCGAGCAAGTCTCCCCTTGTTATAGAATATCCCAATCGGATCCGCCTCTGATTGGGATATTTGCTATAATAGTCAATATCACTTAAGGAGGATATGCATATGTCAGAAAATTATTTTCAAGATACAGACAATAAGGAATTACAGTCTAAGTATATGATAAGTCTTGTAGAAGGCCTTGTTGAAGAAAAAGGACTTGTCGTAAGCCCTGAAGAAAAAAATGAAGTTGGTATTAAGCTTAGCATGGAGTGGGAAGAAGGAAAGACTGACTTAGATAAGTCTGATATTCTTTTTGAAAAATTTGGAACAGAAGAGGAAAAAGCAGCTTACGCAGCTTGGAAGACAGAAAAAGCCAACAAGGGATAATAAATGACATTCTTGAAAAAAGAATTAGTCGAAGCTGGATTTAATCCATCCGAGCCAGTTGAAGGCATACTGGTAGTAGAAAATTTTATATCCGAACAAGAACTCGAACAGTTTTGGGATATCATAAATACAACACCAGAAGATGATTGGTATATACATTACAGAAACCAGCTTAAAACTTTTTGCATGGAAAAGTTTGGTAGAGACGATGTAGAAAATCTTGTAAAAGAAGGAAAATATGAAATCACACAAGGGTGGGATGACAAAAATCTTCATATAAGCAAGTACAAGATATCTATGGTTGTTACAGAAAGATTATTAAACTTAGTTAAAAAAGTAAATCCAGAACTACATCTGTCATTTGGAATATTTCAAAGAATGCAAGAAGGAGTGGAGTTAAAAGCTCACACAGATCAACATACTGACCCAAGCATATTTTTTGCAGCCGTTTTATACTTAAATGATGATTATGTTGACGGAGAAGTTTTTTGGCCAAATAAAAACTTATCATTAAGGCCTAAGCCTGGAACCTTAATAATGTTCCCTGGAACAGATGAATACAATCATGGAGTTAAGCATGTAGGTAAAGGCCCAATTAGATATGTTATGCCAGCATTTATAAAAGAAGTTGGCTTTTACGAAAGAAACAAATACTAAGGATTTTCTTTCATGTATCTAGCAGTAAAATAAATAAGATTTTCTCTTTCCTTTTCAGAATAAGAGTTAAACAAAACCTCTTTAATTCCATCAGATTCTAGTTTTTTTATGAAAACATCAAAGTCTTCGTAAGTAAAATATTCTGTGTCTGCGGTAAATCTTTCTCTATCTAAATATTCGGTTCCGTAATAACTTCTTCGTGAAATATTTTGCGGAAATTCAGAGTCTATTTCCTCTTGTGTATTTCTAATTATTGGAGATACGGCTAGCATAATTTTTTTACCCTGAATATCTAACTTTTGCCCTGGGATAACTTGCCCATCATCTTTTCTAAAATCAAAGTAACCCTTTTTATAGTCACGATATGGAAGTATTATTTTATTATCGTAAGATGCGGCTGCATTAAATGAATATGGATTAGTGCAAGATACATAAAAATCCAATTCCGTTTTCATAGAGTTAAGGGAGTCCAAATACTGTATCAAATAATTGACTCTGTCCTTCACAGAGGACTTATCATTGACCTCCCCTAGTATTCCCCCAAAATCTACCTCATCGGGCTTTATATGGCCTGCTATGAGGTTTACCTGTAATCTACCAGGAGCTATCTTATCAATACTTTGGGCTATCATAGATAAATATTGAGGTGAGATTGTATGTGGACGAATAGCGATCAAGTACTTTATCTTTTTTGACTTATCCATGTTGTCGACCATCCAAGTAAACACGTCGCCCTGGTGTGGAACATAAGTAAATAAAACACCTTTAAATCCTAAATCATCTAAATTAGTCATTTGATTTTTATCATGTAAGCTACCACCGAAATAATAAAATATCATATATAGATCCTAATAAGTGAAAAAAGTGCGGCGGCGGAAGTGAGCCGAAAATTAGAAGAACTCATCATTCCATTTAATCTCTGGGCCAAATATATATTCTTGAGGAGTCCATGATCCCATATCAATCTTGGCCACATATATCATCAATGTTGTTGTATTTACGTAATACACTAATATCACCATTTCCCCAAGGGACATGTGGCATCTTTTAATTTAGCCTTCAAAGGCATAATACAGCCACATTCCTTGCATTGTTGTGTTAATTGTATCAAACTAGGACATGTATCGCAAATGTCGAGTCTATATGTATATAGTTCTTCTTCTGATCTTTTTTTATTTGGATTGAATAGGTCCCAAGGTTTTACCATTATTCCCGCCTTTTTCTTTACTATATATAGTATATATTATATAGTGATATCTGGGGATATTAGATTTTAGGAAAGCCCCCCTTTCCCCCCAATTGTAAAAATTACAAAAGAGAGATAAGGAGGTTTATTTGTAGCTACATCTGGTACATATTGAGTTTCAGTGTAAGCCCCCCACAAACCGATCTAAAGTATAGCATTGTAAAAATACTGATGTCAATAGTTATTTTAGTCGACTATATTTTAGTGTACTGCATATTTAAATATAATTCATAACAATCTTTTAAAGTTTTATCGTCGAAATTTTTTATGTATTCTTCTATTGCCAATCTTGCTTCTGTTTTTTCTCTTGGCATATGTCCATCATGAGAACTCATTAAATTTTCTGCTCTTACAGGACCAGGTTGATTAAACATTTCTTTTTCTATCTGATCATAGATATCTTCAAAGGAATTATTTATTGGTAATAGCTCTAAATCAAAAAATTTTGCTATCTTTTTTAATTCAGCTATAGGATCTTGTATATAGGTTTCAAAGTGACCTACATAGATGTTGTCAAAATTTTCTTTTGCTTTTTCAATGTAGTGTATGTATTCTTTTGCTGCAGATATGATATCGTTCTTTATTCCCGCCGAATTCGAGTATGTTGGTAGCTCTATATTAGAATCAACTCTTCTTTTCACAACCAGAGAAGGGATGCAGTCATATGGATTTCTAAAAAATACAACCTGTTTCTTTGTTTTATCTGAATATAGCTCAGGGTTATGATTTGTTGTAGTAGGGAAATTTATCATTTTACCAGCCAAAAAGGATGAGAACACATTAGCTGATCTATAGTATGAATTAAATATTAATGGATCTGTCATGTATTTATTATACCACCGCCATATATTCTAGTCGACTACAATTTAGATTTCTAAAAATGTTAATATAGATTTTTTATGTATGATGCACTACTTAGCGAAATCGGACATTTCGGATAGTGCGCCCATTATTGTGATGTATCTCACTAATGTTTCATGTGAAACATATCACAATGTCCGAATTGCCCCGATTTTCGATTTGATATTTGTCAGTCCCCTATGATAGTATTTAATTATTAAATAAAGAAAGGAAGTTAAACAATGACTTCACTAACACTAGAGCAAAAGATAATCAAGGCTGCTCACCTTATCGCTGACGGAAAGTTAGTATCTTTCCGAGGTGCTTCCGCTGATACCTATCTAAAGGTAGAGCGACTCGCTAACCGCATTAAGCAAGAGCGAGAGTTTCCACAATGCCCTTGTGGAGAGTGTGACTAGCATCACACACACGACACGGCGTGTCGTCTTGATAATGTCAGTCACCCATGATAGTATTCCATTATTAGAAACTAAAGAAAGGACATAAAATATGTCAAACTTATACTCAGTAGAATCTCTCCTAATCGGTAAGGCTTATCGTAGCCAATCTCTAGAAGGTATCATTCAAGATGCCGAGCCTTATGACAAGGCTTACTATGCTAACGCTAACGCCTATCGTGTGCGTGTTCGCCCTACTAACAGGCTAACAGATACCTATCGTATCGTAGCCGTAGCGTGTGATTAGTATCACACGACACGCCTAGCGTGTCACCTTGATAATGTCGGTCATGTGTGATAGTCTAACGACATAACAAAATAAGAACTAACGAAAAGGAATAAACAAAATGGATAGATACTTACTAATAGAACTAGGCTCTGACGGAATTGCCTTTGAGACCGCCCAATTCGATTTCTACGCATCATGGCTAGGAATTGGAATTGCTATCGTGTCAGTGGTAGCGTATAAGGTATGGAAGAACAGAAAGTAAAGGAAATAAAATGTATTCGTTTGATAATAAAGATAACTCATACAAGTATGAAAGTATTCAACACGGCTATGAAGTTGAATACTATGATGAAGTAGAGGCAGACCCTATTGAATTATCATTAGAGGAAATGCTAGAATTAGAAGATGAAATGGAATTGGAAGAATTGGCGGAGGCGATATAAAATGAAATGCTCTTTATGCTATGGTAGAAAGGTCATCTATGTAGGTGATCGTCATGAATATACAATAGAGCCATGTGAGAGGTGTTCTAAGTGATACACCTTATCCATGCCGCCGCCCTGCTAGCCCTATGCGTAGGCTTAGGCTTCTGTGTGGCATATATCACACTAACCTAACGGCGTGTCGGCTTGACAAAAGCTGCGCCCGCCCGTAACGAGTGTGCGGGCGATTTGTCCTTTATGTCCGATTTTAAAAAACCCTGGAAATTTGCGACACACCCGAGATTTTGTGATATTTCCCACACTGCTGAGCGTCTCAAAATATGGAATTACTCGCTAGTAAGTAGAAAAATGTCAGTGGGTTTTGGTAAAATTACGGAGTAACAAAATGAAAGGAAAACTAAATGATAAAAAAATACTCTACTGAAAACATTCTCGAGGGAACTTATTATCGTTCCACTAATCGCTATCCGCAAGACGGACTAATTACTTACGCAACAAAACGCCCAGAAATTTGGGTCGGCGAAAATGCCGAAGCGTATGCTGTAAAGGTTCGCCCTATCTATAATCCTTCTGACCCTAAAACATGGGGTAAAGATTTTTGGGCTACTATTGCGGTCAGCCATTCCGACTAAATGTCGGTGGCTTCCGCTATAATCTAACTAAATAAAAACACGAAAGGAAAACTAAATGAAAACTTCAATGTCGCTTAGAGAAATCGAGGAATTAGGTTTCTCACTTCAAGAAAATATCTGCGTATTCTGCTCAGAAACTATGAGCAAAGAAACCCGAATTTGTTTCGGTTGCGGAGAATATAAAGGTGTCGTAAATATTGTTGAAGCCGTTGGCTACTATGGAAAGGAAATTCTACCTCTATGAAACTAGATGAATTCAAGGCGTATGTGATCGCCCAGCGTTTGGCAGAAACTAAAGAAAAACGCTCTAATAACCTAGCCGCTATTTTGTCGGTGGCTAATGCTACAATTACCGAAACACAACGAAAGGAAAACTAAAATGAAAGTAATAAAAACTCTATCTTTTGACTGCGACACTTGCTACGGCAAGGGTTGGCTATTCTATGGCGGAAACGAGGATTATAATATTGAACCTTGCGACTGTAATCCTACTTCTGATTTTGACGGCTCTCTATTTGTAAAGGAAAATGACTAATGAAAAAAAATGTTCTAATCTCGTTTATTACTGAGGCGGAAACCGATTTAGAAGCGGTTTTTGCTCTCAATAAAATTCTCTACCAATTGCCTGATAGCGATTTGGTCAAGTTTGATGTTTTTGATGTTGTGGAGTGTGATTTAGTAAAATGATGACTCGTAAAGATTATATCGCTACCGCAGAAATTCTGCGGTATGTTTCAGATAAAACTCACCCTGCTGTATTTTCTAAAATGGTAAATGATTTCGCAGAAATGTTTGCGAAAGATAACGACAGATTTGATGTTGTGAAATTTCACAAAGCCAGCAATTACAAAATTCCAAATTTCAGTAGTTAGGAAATAAAAATGAAATTACAAAATAAAGAAAGAATAAAAAAAGTTTTGGAAATTCGCCGCAGTAATGCGGCGACTCCAATTCCTAGTAAAAAAACTTATTCACGAAAACGAAAACATAAAAAAACCGCAGTCGGTAAAATTATGAATTGGGACTGAGCGCCCGCCCGCAAGAGCTGTGGGGGCGCAGATCGCTTTACGTCAAGTTCAAAACACCCTTGAAATTTGTGAGATTCATCACAAAAATAATTTGCGACACGCCGATACTCAAATAGAAATTGTCAGTAGTTTAGTTTATAATAGCGACATAACCAAACGAAAGGAAAATAATGCTAAATACAGATAACTGGGCTTCATTCCCATTCTCCGTAAATGGAGTCAATTTTGTATCTAAGATAGATACTAATGGCTCATTCTATCCTACTTTATCAAAGATGCCAACAGCAATGGTGGACATGATAAATACTCAGGCTATTACCGAATTAGTAGGGGACCCTACTCTCATGACCACCGCCGAATTGCAAGCGGAATTGGATACTATCAACGCAGGCGCTTCGCAGGCGCTTCTCTGCCTAGCCTAACAATGTCGGTGGGCTAGAGTATAATCTAGCCCACTAACAACAACGAAAGGAAACAAATGTTATCAACCGCAACCGCTCTTATTGAGGCAGTAGGCGACTCTATTATGGAAGATGAAGTAATAAATGTTGCTCGCATTATTACACAACAGCGCAACGAAATGTCTGAAGATGATTTCGCTAAGGCTATTTATTTTTATTCAGGTATGCTTGCTTCTGCTACCGCAGATAAAGTTACTAAAGTATTACTAAGCAAAGATGACTTACAGGCTCTTGCCGATACTATTGACGAAATGGAAATTATGAGAAATGAGGTATTAGAAAATGGGGAGTAATTTTGCTAATGATTTAGCGGACTATGATTTAGGATTAGATTTATCTACTGCTATTGGTATCCACTTATCTTCTAATCACTATCCACCCGTTCCCGCTTCTATGGTAACTCCGTGTATTGAGGCACTAGAGGCTTATTGGGAAGATGAAACAGATCGAGAGATAAAAATGCCCGAAGGAGTATCTTATAAAGGATTAGATACAGCACCCGCTTGGGCAGTTATTGAACAGCACCACCTAGAGGCGTGGCTATAAATGTCGGTGGGCTATGGTAAGATAGCCCTCCAAACAACGAAAGGAAATAAATGAGCAACACACTAACAGTAGGTCAAACCTACACAACCACTCAAAGTGGTATCACAGGCGTAATCAAGAAAATTGACAAGCACCCTTCTGGTGTAAGTCGTATTCTGCTTGATGTTAGCGGTAAAGACCGCTGGACTAGCGCAAAGTAATCTAATAGGGGCGCACCGATAATGTCGGTGCGCCCTGCTATAATTCCCATAACTAACTAACGAAAGGAAAACAAATGGCTAGAAATGGCAAATCCATAAATGTCAAGATTGCTACAAGCAAAGTAATCAAGGCACTTGAAAATAAGTTAGCGCAAATCCAAAAGGATAAGGCTAACCAAAAAACTAATGAGGAGAAGTTCTCAAAGGCGCAAGAAAAGTATAACAAGGAGATTGCTAAGTTAGCACTTGATAAAATTGCTAAAGCAACAGACTTGTCTGCTCATACTCGCTACAATGGCGACATAAATGTATCTTTCACACTACCAAAGGGAATAATTGACCTTCCTGCTGAACCTGAAAAGGATTTTGACACTTACCATGAGTGGCAATACAAAGAAATGGTAGATGAAATTGAGAACGCAATTCGTATTCTCAAGATGACAGATGAGGAAACAGTAAGCACCTCAACTTACAACTCTATCGCTCGTTATCTCTAATAAATTAGGGGGCTAGACAAAATCTAGCCCCTTATGTTAGAATACTCTAGCGGAAAAGAACCCTCACCTGAGTATGTGAAGTGCTAAACTGCTCAACTAATATCCCTACTAACAGAAAGTAAGTAAATGAAAAATCGTTTTCGTGTTGAAATCTATGATGCGAATAAACTAAATGACCTAACTATTTATTCCGAACAAGGAATAGATAAAGATTACTTGACCGAAATTGTTTTTAGTAATCTGTCAAGGTTTTCTGGTAATGTAAAAGCGTATGTATATGATGAAATAAAGAAAAAGAAAACTGTCGCTTTGTTTTTACCTGAGCAAACTGTAAATAAATATAAACCTAAGCAATTGACTAGAATTGAATTAGGTTTGATCTAAAAGCTTGGGGCGGGTTTGAACTGTGTAATCATCTAGATTCCCGCCCCGCCAAGTTTTTGGCCCGCAAAAGAGTGGGGGCCAAATGTGATTTAAGACACACACGGCGTGTCGCTGGAAATTTGTCAGTCTAATCTGTTATACTATCGGCATAACGAAAGGATAACTATGAACACTGTTTATTGCGATTTTTATGAGATTTGTGGCACTGCTACCTATGTCAATGATAAGGATTTAGAATTTTATAATGACGGCTACAAATGTGCCGAATGTTTTGATCAAATGGATATGGACTTCCTATCTCTTGTCGGTTGGGAGTGATATAATGCCTGCTATGTTGAAACGCTCTAAAGATAGGAAAGTGGCTAATGCGGTATCCCCTAATGGAAAGACCCCCACGATTGCGAACACTTTTGGCCTGCCTGCTGGTAAGCAGTATTCTTGCCCTGGTGCTACTAGTATTTGCGAAAGTGTCTGCTATGCTGGCAAATTAGAAAAAGTATATAAGGGAGTAAAGGCTGTGCTATTGCATAACTGGGAGCTCCTACGCAATGCAGATATTGAAACAATGGTCTCTCTTCTAGATGAGATGATTGTAGAATTCAAGGCGGAATGCGATAAGCGTTCTGCAGATAAACTATTCCGTATTCACTGGGATGGGGATTTCTTCTCCGATACCTATACCTATGCATGGAAGACTGTTATCAATAAACACCCTGATGTTC